TCACTTTGAGGGCTGTGCGACGGCGCCGATCCGGCGGTAAACGCGCTTCGTTATCTCCTGTTTGGAGTGGCCCAGCAACAGGCTGGCGTCTGCGATATCGGAGATCTCGGACGCGGCTTTCGGCCTGATATCCTTGAATTGGAATTGCCTTATTTTCTCTGCATCGTCAGCCCTGCCATCGGCAACGGCAGAAAGGCGTGCTGCTTCCCGGGCTTCATCCCATCTGTTACGGAGCATCTGCTGAGAAACTCGCATGCCAGTCCTGCTCAAAATGAAGTGATGGGATACGTGCTTGGCGTTTCTCAGCATTATTGCGCCTATCAGCAGGCCCAAGCTGTTTGGAACGCCGCTGTTCTGCATCTGAATGCGCAGACGCTTTCCGGTCTTTCCTTGCTGGACATTGAGGTAGTCGCCCTCAATATCGCTTCGGTTCATCGCGATAACGTCAGCTGGGCGCTGACCGGTTAGGTAAGCCAGGTCCATCGCATCCTTTAGCTCCTGCGGGGCTTGCCCGTACACAGCAGCCCAGACCATGTCATTCGCGTAATAATCGCGGACCTTTTCCTTGTTCTTGCGCACCCCGGCACAGGGGTTCTCGCGATCTGTGAATCCCCATTCACGCGCCATGTTGTAAACATGAGATAGCAGCGCAATTTCTCGGTTTGCTCTGGTCTTGGCCGTCCGCGCGTCTCGATACTGGGCGACCATTGACGGGGTGATCGCGTCAATCGGCGCAGTCTCGAAACCCTTACGCAGGTGTTTCAATTCAGCCTTGTTGTCTTTCTGCGTTCGCGCAGCTTTCTTCGGGATTATGTCCCGCTCGTACCGGTCAAAAATTCCCTTCATGATCTTCAAGTCATCTGGCTTGGCCTTTGCTTCCAGCTCAGCCCATTTCAGTCTCGCTTTATCCAAGTCGCCGCCCAACGGCAGCTCTTTCCCGTTCGCGTCCCGATAGTAGTACCCCACCCAGACAGTTCCGTTTTTGCGGGGGCGCTTGCGCCGTACCATCCCTGGCGGCAAATCCCTGTTCTCAGTATTCCGGGGGCGCATTTCAGTTCACTCTGGAAAAGTCCGGTGTCCAAGCTGGGCGCGCCGGGGGAGGGTTGTGGTCACCGGCGGGCGCCGGTGTCATGCCGAGTTTCATGCGTGCGAACATCCGACCTACCAGAGGTCGCCCGCCACGGCTTTCTACAAAAATCCAATTGCGGTCGTTGAGCCATTTTCGCTGATGCGCTCTGTGTTTGTAGCCGGTCAGGTCGGCCAACTCTTGGTCTGTAAGTATTTCTGTTTCCACGGTAAAGGCTCCAAGCCGCGCTGGTCGGCATAATGGGTGATCAGGCAGGTTCTGCAGTTCACTGCTATGGTCCACGCAGCCAGCAGGAGCTGGTGCAGCACCAAGGAGAGGTAATGGAATGCACCACAGCCACGAACGAGGTTTACGGGCCGTATAACGCCAAGCTGGGTCAGCGCGGCGCTGACGGCAACATATGGTCGGGGAGGACCCTCATTTTCAGAATCATCGATGACCGGGTCTACTCAATGCACGAGCAGTACCTGGGCCGGCTCAAGTACGGCATGGCGATGACTGACAGGGGAGAGCTGATTTTCATGGTGCGGTAGGCTTGCCTCATTCAAGCCGCCAGTCGTCGGTACATTTCGATAAGGTCTGCTGCGTTGGCAGACACGATGGCTTCGGCTTCATCCGGACAGACGCTGTTGCCTATCAGCCGAACCTGATCCGTTTTATTGACGTCGCGCCATTGCTCGGCGCCGGTTTCAGGATCGATGAACAAGCCCCGGTCGATGATGTAGCTTTCCGAAAAGCCCTGAGCCCGCTTCAGTTCGGGCGGCTGGAGCATGCGTAGCGTTATGTCGACCAGAACGTACCCACCGACCAGCACCATCTCGGCCGGGTCTTTGAAGTGTTCGGGCAGGTATTCGTGCATGAACGCCGCGCAGCGGCGGGCACCCTCCATCTGCTCTGGTGTGAGCGTGTCCGGAACTTGAACAACTTCCACTAACGCCACGCGATCCTTTGTAGGCAGGGTGTGCATAGGCTCGGTCATTGAAATTCCGTCTTTTACGCTGCCGTAGTACTTCACAAGGTACGCGCTGACCAAGCGCTGGTTCGCACCAGACTGGCAGATCGTCGAAAGTGGATCATGTGCGGCTCGCCCGTCACCGTCGTAGAAGCCGCCATTGGCCTGTTCGAAGAATGCGGAAACGATGCCGTGGCGGGTGGCACCTGCCATTACTGTTTGTATGGGCTCAGCAGGGCTGCAGCCAACAGCGTTCTGACCGAACGCCGTCAGGTGAGCCGCTACCATCGCGAAATGGCCACCTTTTACCTGAGCGACCTGCGTGCGCAGCGGCTTTTCGGCGTCGAAGTTGCGTTGCGACGACCCGTTGGCGCACTCGGTGAGGAAGGGTGCCAGCGCCGGTTCAACCAGAGCGTGGTGGTTGCCGCCCGCGCTGATCGTGGAAAGCGCTTCGCCCATACCGTGCGAGCTGGTGTGCGATGGAGAAGGGCCGCGCATCGGTACTATGAACGGGGTGGCGCTGGTCAGCACATGCCGCCAGCAGCCTTTCGCCACGCGGCGCATGGTGTTTGCAGCCATCGGCCGGTGGCGGAAGATTGTTTTCCCCACATTATTCCAGTCGATGCACTCGGCTGCGCCGCGCCAAGGAAGCTGCTTGCCGACTGGCTTTTTATGCCTGACTGGTGCTGGCCAGACGATTGGCTTTCCGTCGCTGCGGCCTACCAGGTACAGACGTTTGCGGATGGTTGGCGCTCCGGCGTTGGCGGCGATGCGCTCACGCCATTCGACGTTGTACCCAAGTCCCCGTACAAGGCTGGCCATCGGCACGAACTCACCGATGGACTCCATAATCTCTGCCATGTCCGGATGATCCGCAGGCAGGCCGGTGCTCAGTGCCGCGATGAATGCTCGGAATGTTCGACCTTTCTCCGATTTGATCGGCTGTCCGTCGTCATCCACCGGCCCCCAGTCGCAAAACTCCTCGACGTTCTCCAGGAACAGCAGGCGCGCGCGAGTGGCGAATGCCCAGCGGATTACGACCCACGCCAGGCCGCGCACCTTGCGATCGCGCGGTGCGCCGCCCTTGGCCTTGCTGTGGTGGCGGCAATCGGGCGATGCCCAGAGGATGCCCACCGGCTGTCCGCGCGTTGCCAACACCGGGTCCACTTCAAACACGTCTGCCACATAGTGGTCAGTCTGCGGATGGTTGGCCCGGTGAACGGCGAGGGCGATAGGGTTGTGGTTCACGGCGACGTCAGGTTCACGGTACGCCCGTGCAATCCCGGTGCTCGCGCCGCCGCCACCAGCGAATAGGTCAACGACTAGCTCTTTTTCAAATGGCAGGCCAAGCGATTCTGTGTAGCCAGGACGTTTCTTCTGATGTGTAGGCATGTAAGATCCTCGCCGGGTTGGCGCATAGGAGGGGAAAGGAATGAGTAAGTCGAAGATTTATTCGCAGGGAGAGTTAGATGGCGCTTGCTTTCTATACAGCGTGGCTAACGCCATTCGCGCTGTAACAGGGAGAGCCATTTCTCGCCCAGACTGGCGGCGGGCGATTGAACGACTGCCCTTCAGAACTCACGAATTTCTGAGTGGTTATGGGACGGGCGTGCTGGATCAACATCCAGATGCTTTGGTCGCCTTCGCGAAATCGTTTGCGGGGAGCCTTCGCTCCACAGTTGTTATGGAGCCGTTGCTAAGGCTTTCTGCGGGCGAAATGGAAGCTGCGCTGGAAGAGGGCAAAGCGCTGATTGTATCGGTCGACAAAGGAGAACACTGGGTCGCCATCGTTGAAATAGCAGACGGCCTGGCTTACTGTGCTTGCTCTTGGGAGATCAACAAAAAAAGTCCCGCATACACCGAGCGTATGACTTCAAGCGGGCGAACATACAACGTCATTAAACCTGTAGGCGCCCTAAAGCTGTGGAAAGGCCCAGCCTTTGCTCTGCACAGGGGGACTTGAGTAGGGGGCTGCTTAGCCGCGCCGAGGCCTGCGAATAAGTCGATTGCCGCAGGCATAATTATTGTTGGTGGACTGTGATCGGCGGGGAGTCGGCGGTAACATAGCGAATCAAAACAATCGATATTATAGTTAAACCTGTTATATCTGAGTCGTCGGTGGTCTTCAGTTGTTAAGCGGGGTATCAAATGCAGCCAAAGTCAAATACACTTTTCCATTTCACTCGAAACATTGAAAACCTTAAGCTTATCTTGAGTAGCGGATTTTGGCCTCGATATTGCCTTGAGGACGTTTCGTGGATTGGCTACGATGAGTTTAATTATGTCGCTTATCCTATGGTTTGCTTTTGTGAAGCGCCGTTGAGTAGAATATCTGAACACGTAGGGTTCTATGGATCATTCGGTCTGGGTTTAACGAGGCAGTGGGCTGAGAAGAATGGCCTCAATCCTGTTTTTTATACATCACCCGGGTCCGGAATGGCCCAATCTTTCAAACGGTTAAACGAGCTTGCTAACAAAGCTGCCAAGCCTCTCAATGGTGAAATTAAGGATTTGATGCGGGAGTACCTCTCATTCGCGAAGCCGACTGTTGGAACTATGCTGCTCGACGGCGAGCCGGTACAGAAGCTATTCTATCAAGAGTCAGAGTGGCGCTATGTGGCGCATCATCCAGATGTGGAAAAATATCTGGTTCAAGGGAGCTTTAACAAAGAAGAAACTCGGATTGCCTGCAATCAAGCTTCATTTGATAACTGCCTCCTGAAGTTTGCTCCTGGTGATATAAGGTATATTTTTGTTCGAGATGACTCCGATATTCCTAATATAATTAAATTCATTCAGGATGAGTTGGATTATCATCCGGCTGCCGATCTAAAAGTTTTGACAAGCAGAGTAACTTCGTTGGAAAGCATTCACCTCGACCTATGACCATTATTACTAAGTGCAGCTAATCGCCGCAGAAGCAGACGATTGCTTCGTCATGATGGGCGAACATATCGAACTGGGTGTCCGAGTAGTCGAGCATTTGCTGATAGCTCGGCCGGTCGAAGCGGAACAGCGCGCCGTCAGTTGCCGCGGCGCTGCTCTGCGTGGCGGTGCGTTCCATCCGAGCCCACCAGTCGGCCTTACTCCGGTCGCTGGCGATAATCGAGTAGACCTGCTTTGCACCCTTCAGAAAGCACAAGTCGCAGTTACCTTCCAGCGTCCGGCCATTGATCGTTGGTAGCTCCAGATCAAACGGCTGCGCCTTCCAAAACTCTCCGATCTGCTGCACGCCGACGCCCGCATCTGCCAGCGGCATCACCATAGTGGCGTGCTTGCTCTCTGTCGTAGTCTTGCGGTGCCGTATCTTGGCTACCCTGCGCGGCTCATCAGCTCGGATGCCGGTCATCATGTCGACTGGCGTTTGCTCTGTGGAGCATCCAACCATCCGCAGATATTTGTGGATCACCCTGATTTTGAGGTCAATGGTGCAGAACCGTGTGACCGGGTTGGGTAGATAGCTTCGCTTGCGGATCAGCGCTTCGAACGGCTCGCCGTCCCTGCTGGCGGTTTCGTAGGTGACGATGGCGAACCCTCGATCATCGTCGCGGTACTCTAGCCAAACAATGGGCACCTGCCAGCGCCGTGAACATTCGTTCACAAAGTCGAGGGTGGCGGGGTGTTCCTTGCCGGTGTTGGCGAACGTGACGATCAGATCGTCCAGATCATGATTGGCGTCCAGCACCTGGCGCAGCATGTAGGCGCTGGTCCGGCCACCGGAAAAGCTGACGACCGTCGTCCCGGAAATTTTGTAGGGGGACATGGGGATTCCTCGCCGGGGTGGCGTGAGTAGCTGATTTATAATTTGCGAGAAGGAATGGGAATTTCGACGAATTCACTCTCATACGAAAAAACAACTGGTCTGAGTTGGTGTAGTCATGATCAATTTAAATTGAATCTTCGAATTCGGGCATTTCTGAAAATATGAAACATGCGCTTACAATAGCGTTATGTGCCTATTCCCTACGTCTGCGGCAGTAAATGACCGTGGGCGACGAACGGTGGTCGTGGGCTAAGTTTTATTGACGACATAGGGGGACATTCCCTGGAGTCATCGACATGATACTGCGCAAATTTAATCTTGCCCCCCGATCGGCTGTCTGCTTCGGGTTTTTCTGTGTGATGATTCTCGCGTTAGGATTAATTGCCCTAAGGCAGGCATCAAACCTCAATGCGGCAGAGAAATTCGTTGAAACCAATGTCTTACCAAGCATCTCGTTCTTGGGGGTAATGGACCGTGAATTTGTGAGTATCAGGGGTAGCAATGCTAGGCTGCGCAATCCTGTTGAGCCTGCTGATCGAAAAGCAACCGCTTTGGAGGATGTAAAGAAATCCGAACTGATGATAGATGATTTAATGTCTAAGCTGCAGCCACTTATCGTGACGCCTAAAGGTAAGCAACTTTATAGCGAGCTGAGCAAAGTCTATCCTGAATATAAGATCCTCCAAGAGAAGTATGTTGGCCTGATTGCGGCAGCAAACATTGAGGACGCTGTTAAATTATCAAGCGGAGCTATGAAGCAGTCCGCTGATTCCGTGGCAAACGCTATAAAGAATCTCATTGAATTGAACAACGCTAAGGCAAAGAATGCCGGTGATGAAGCGACTGTTCTGTATGACGAAACTAAGCTGATTGTTGGCGGTTTCATCGTAGCTAGCATGCTGGCTGCGATCGTTCTTGCGCTGATGTACACCCGAAGCATCACTTACCCTGTCAGCCAATCTTTGAACATTGCAGAACGCATTGCCAAAAACGATTTGACCGAAGTCATTGAGCCTCAAGGACATGATGAGGTTGCCCGGCTCATGATGGCCTTGAAAGCCATGCAAAGCGGATTACGTACCACGCTTTCCTCGATCTCTGACTCTTCGAATCAGTTGGCTTCAACTGCGGAAGAAATGCACGCTGTTACCGAAGACGCTAACAAAGGGATGCAGCGGCAGAACAATGAAGTAGAGATGGCTGCCACTGCCGTTACCGAAATGAGTGCCGCCGTAGAGGAAGTCGCTCGAAATGCTTCGGCAGCATCTGAGGCTGCTACTCGTTCAAATTCTTCAGCAGTGTCCGGACGCGCGCGCGTAGATCAGACTGTCGAGGCTATCAGCCTAATGGTCGGTAGTGTCGAGGTCGCCACCCAGGAAGTGCAAGGGCTTGCCGTAATGGCGACTGATATCAGTAAGGTCCTGGACGTTATTCGCGCAATAGCTGAGCAAACCAATCTCCTTGCCCTCAACGCTGCAATCGAAGCTGCTCGAGCCGGTGAGGCTGGTCGGGGGTTCGCAGTGGTGGCGGATGAGGTAAGAGCGCTGGCCCATCGTACCCAGCAGTCGACGAGCGAGATCGAACAGATGATCAGCTCGATACAGAAGGGTACAGGAGCTGCGGTATCTGCAATGAGCAACACCAACGCTCAAGCTCAAAAAACTCTCGATACCGCTCATGGTGCCGGATCTGCGTTAGTCGAAATCACGGAGTCCATCGACAACATCACAGAGCGGAATGTGCTGATTGCAACGGCTTCGGAAGAGCAGGCCCAGGTTGCGAGGGAGGTTGATCGCAGCTTGGTAAGCATTCGCGACCTCTCCAACCAAGCCTCCGATGGGTCAAGTCAGACAGCTATTGCGACATCAGAATTGACCAAGCTTGCTGTCGAACTGAATAGGCTTGTCAGCCAGTTCCGCATGTAGTCTGGGTTAGATCAATGGACGCCGTTTTTGTCCTGCTGAAGGGCGGGGACGGGGTGTTAATGCAGATGCGCACGCTTTCATCTGGCAGCGTGCGCATCATGTCGATGCAGTCGCCTACCAGTATCTGGTGTAGCTGGCTCATATCGAATTCCAGGCATGCGCCTGCCGAGGCGTTCAGCGCAATAGGTGAAGGCGGAAAAGAGTTTTGGTGGGTGCGAAACAAGGCTGCGTAATGTGCCGGAGCCTAAGCCCCCCCCGGTCAGTTCAAATGAACCCTCACGGCCAGCGGCTGCCCACCCTGAACATCAATATTTGGAGCACATGTCATGGAAGCCATAATTAGCCTACTCTGGTTGCCGTTCTCGCTACTCATCCTGTTCGCAAACATTGTCGTGATCATCGGCATTTGTAGGAGCCAGAGGAGTCCGGGAGAGAAGGCGGCTTGGAGCATAGGGATCATGCTATTTCCGGTCCTGGGTCTGATCGTCTGGGGTGTAGCAGGGCCACGCGGCATAAAGCCGGGCACTGGGCCATCTTCGGATCAGCACAGTAAAGGGTAAGAGGGCTTACTGCTTGCCAGTGTTGGCAAACGTGACGATCCGATCGTCCAGATCATCGTTGGCGTCCAGCACCTGGCGCAGCATGTAGGCGCTGGTCCGGCCACCGGAAAAAAATGACAACCGTCGTCCCGGACATTTTGTAGGGAGACATGGGATTCCTCGCCGGGGTGGCGTGAGTCTTCGAAGTAGTCTATTAAAGTTAAGTGCATCTCTTTCTTGGGAGGGGACGTTTTGGTAGGTCGTATTTCGGACGCCGAGATTCATGCGATGCGTATTCGCAAGCTTGAAAATGATATCGAAGACTCCAAGAGGCTAGGCATGCCCGTGTTATTCATGCATCTTTCATCCTTGTCGCCTGACAGCCGAAAGGATCATATTGACCGGCATGGCCAATTGTTTACTGGTCCACAGATGATTGAGTGGTGGGCACAAGGTGACAACAGCGTATTCTGTCGTTGCGCCTGCACCCCTGTGCTTGTTGATAAAAAGGGAGTGCCCCTCACGCCCGATCTGGTGGATAACGTCAAAAAAGCCCTAAGAGACTTTAAAGCCTCCCGGTCACTTTGATCCGAGATCAACACAGTAGGTGAGGTTGGACGTTATGCGGCTCCACTGGTAGGCGTAGCGAACACCGGCAGTGCTCCGGCCAAATCCCGAACAGCTTTCATCGACTTTTCGTCGTAGCCCCAGATGTTCGAGTCCTCGAAGCGCTCAGGTCCGAGCCAACCCAGGGGCATTTGTTTGCCCTCGCAGATGTAGTCGCGGAAGCGTTCGATCAGGGCCTTTAGGGTGCCGCCGTGGCTAAAGCCTTTCCAGCGTCCGCCCCAGGTGGTGGGGTGGGTGAAGACCCGCTTACCCGTGTAATCGTCAATAAGCCATACCTTGCCGTGCTGATCGACTTCCAATCTGGCGTAACGCTGTTTCGATTCGTTGAAGAAGAACCTGCGGCCGTGGTCACCGATAATCTTGATCACTTGATTGACCTGCTCGCAGCGCTTGCGCTTGTTCCACAGGGTTTTCTCGGTGTACCTGGCGCCGCGATACTCGGGCTTCGGCTCGTATTGAGTTGGCCTGATCACGGCGGCCAGTAGCTTCGACCAGACTCCAGCCCTGTTTGGAAGGCAGAGCCCGTGCTCTTTGGTGTCGTACTCGACGTTTTCACAGAGCTCGATAACCAGTTCTGCCGGTACGGCGATGTTGGAGCAGCCGCTGTTGTAATAGCTGAGGCGGTCCAAAATACTGGCTTCAGTATAGACGCCAGCCGGTTCCAGCTTCCAGCAATAGCCTTTGTCGTTACCCTTCCAAAGGGTGATCGCTTTATCGCGGCGCTTGGTGTGCTTGAGGCTGAGCACGATGTATTGGCTCATGGCGTTTCTCCATGCATGCGCCGCCCTCCGTGTCCGGTGGTGGCAAATAGGTTGGGGGTGAGCTATAGATGATGGCCGGCATGTGGCCGGATCAATGGATGGTTAGAGATGAGTGCAGAACATAGAAAACTGATAGGCATCCCAGATGGCCACGGCCTCAAGCATACTGGCTCCAAGTCTGAGCAGCGCAAAGGGCGCGACACAGATATCGATTTCTACGATGAAACGGATGCAGAGGGGAATGTTATCGCCCAGTACGAGGTTCGCGACAGCATGTCGATCTATCCGCCGCAAGGGACGACGCTGAGTTTCAGGAAGCTTTAAGTTGGCGAAACTACCTCGTCGCCCGGATCTTTTTGAATCATCAGCATGCTCATGCGGTGAGACTCCAGCGCCACAATATTCGGCGCTGCGATTTCGTGGCGCGGATCCTGCAAGGCGCACAATTTTTTCTTGGAAAATAAATGACTACTGAAACAGGGATTTTAGTTACTGAGTTCGCTTCAAGTCGCAGTGCTTACGAGGCGCTCTCTAGATCTGTTGCCGGATTGATTGAACGTTTGCTATCGGTGAATGGTATCGCAGTTCATTCAATAACTCAGAGATGTAAAACGGTAGAAAGCTTCTCTAATAAGGTGGAGAAAAAGAGCTCTTACGAGACACTTGGGGAAATAACCGACTTAGCCGGTGTTAGAATTATTACTCTTTTTTCGGAAGATGTAGATGTAGTCGCTAAGCTGATCGAGCGCGAGTTTAAGATTGACAGATCCAACTCTATAGATAAGCGCGCGTCGCTAGATCCTGATAGGTTTGGATACCTGTCACTCCATTATGTAGCATCACTCAATAACTCTCGCAGTTCTCTTCAAGAGTATTCGGGGTTTGGAGAGCTAAAAGTAGAAATTCAAATTCGATCTATACTTCAGCATACATGGGCGGAAATAGAGCATGATATTGGCTATAAAAGCGCGGTGGAGGTTCCTAGAACTATAAGGCGACGCTTCTCTCGATTAGCAGGTCTATTGGAATTGGCGGATCAAGAGTTTATCGGTATACGGAAAGATTTGGATACGTATGACTCTAGTGTTAAAGATCGGATGAAGAAAGGAGATGCTGAAATTTTATTGGATAAAATATCCTTATCTAATTTTATTGCATCTAATGAAGTGTGTCTCGATATCGATCAAGCTATTGCTAAGATAAGGGGTATACCGCTTTACTCTAGCGAAGTGGTCCCTAGGGTGATGGAGGGTCTTCAGCAATTGGGAGTTCTAACTATTTCAGAACTCGAATCTAAACTCAACGAATTTCGTCATGCGATAATTGTGCGAATCAAAGATGTAACGAGTCAAGTTTCACTCGGACCTAAGAAAATACCATTCGGCTCTTGTATTTTCTTCCTTGTACAGGTAATGGTGGCGAGCACTAAAGATGAAAAGTTTATCACTGATTATGTCGAGTTGAATCACTGGCCGAGTTCATTTGTCAAATATTTGATGAGTTTCGATCCATCGGAGCATTAGGCTCAGAGCACTCATGTTTTGTAACGAGAAGGAGGGTTGTATTCGCTTCATTTCGGGCTTGGTCTTTTCAGAGGGTAATCGATGTTATATTCACGGATTAGCCGATTGATCATTGTGTTACTCAGGCCAAGTTCGACCACAGCGGCCTTGCGCGATATACCCCGGTCGCGGGCCGCTTTGATCCGGACCACGTTCAACGCATCAGCTACCGGATCGTGTTGATACGGAATGAGGTTCGAAGCCGGTGAAAACGCCGTGTATTCGAAGCCATGCACGCGGGCCATTTTCCGAAGCCTGTAGATGCTCAGGCCGGATTTGCGCATGACATCGGTGATTGTCATCGTCTCGGCAAGCTTGCGGACGGCTTCTACTTGCTCGGCGCGGGCGTGGCACCTGTCTTGAATAGCGTCTTTCGGCGCCGATGCGCGGAGAGCTTCTTTGGTTCGGTGCTTAGGCGCAGGCGGGCGAGCGGGCGGAGGAGTCATCCGCCCGTACTGCTTTGGCTTGGGCCTCAACGGAAAGCCTTCTTTTGTTTCGATCTCGCCTCCGCTTGCCAGAAACTCCGCGACCTGCGCCGCCAGTTCTGCTGCTTCCGGCGCTTTTTGCTGAATCAGGCTCAGTTCCGGACTGATCATCAGCTGGCACCGTACAGCGCGAACAGCGCCAGGCCGGTAGCGATGGCAGCAGTCCAGCGCAGCATGTGAGTGGTGAACGACCGCTGACGTACAGGCTGGGCTTCCAGTTGCTGAGCGACCTTGCAAGCCGCGCTGTGCCCGCGATGCACGCCGCGCACAGTGCCGGTCGAGCGCTCGACGATGCCGAACTCGTTATTGCCGTTCGGCACCACTGTGAAGCGCGGCAGAGCTGCCGGGTTCTTGCGGCCGACCTTGTCGTAAAACTCGGCAGTGGAAAGGGTGCAGCGTTGGCGCAGGCCTTCGAGGATTGCACGACGCTGGCTGATTGTCTGGTGCATATGAGGCTCCTTGACCGCATTGGCCAGATGCCAGGCGCGGGTTACCAAACCCAGCCGTGAGACTGGCCTGGCACCTGCCGATGCGGTCGTTTAATTTGGGGGAGGGTGATGCAGGGGGCCGATTTAACGGTTTGAACTCATCCGCATCGGAGATTGATCGGAACACCAGGGCGCTACCCCTGCTTGATTCCCGCCGCGTTTCAGGTATTGGCCGACAGATTCGGCTCAGGACTTTTCCGGGGCTTTGCGATCCTAGCGCTGCAGCCCGCTTGGGCACGCTCCGATCAATCTCCGATGCGGACTGGTCTGCGTTGAGGCGTTCCAGGCGATCGGGAAGGTCTCCAACCTTCAGACGGGGACTCTGATTATTTATATTGCCGTAGGCCCGTGAAGCGGCAATTTCTGTCTGGCTTTCGCCATGTTCCTTGGTGCAGCTATCAGCAGATCGCCGCCACTGGCCTCAGCTTGTCCGAGCCCTTACGGCTGATCTTCTGTTCGTACCCGCCCCGGCGTGACTCGGGGGCTCTGCGCTCGCGCCTCATCGATTCATCGCCCAGCACCGCGTGCAGAACGATCACCGACATGAACAACAGGCAGAGCGGGGAAATGATCTGTCGGCGCATGGCCTCTGCAATCATCGCTGTCTGGCGATTCACGCCGAGCTTGAACATGGCGACCGACAGCCGCTTAACGACCGTGCCCGGCGCGATGCCGAACGTGCGGGCGATTTCTTTGGCTGTGCAGCCCTGGGCGGCTGACAACAAAAACTGCAACTCTCGCGGCGCAAGACCACGGCCGAGGTGGCCTCTCCATGCCCCGCATACGATGGTGGTATCCATTACGTCTACTCGGTGGTTGTCATCCCAAAGCACCCGGCAAGCCAGGTGCTTCAGTGATGCTGTCCAACAGGTGATTCCGTTCTCTGTAAAGAGCTTCGTCCAGTCGGTCCCGTTATCCGGGGCTGGGAGACCACTTCGCTGATCCCGTGCTATCTGGCGGCTTCACCAGTCTTGTGTCGCTGCGGGTAATCGCTGCGATAGGTAGAATATGAACCATAAGTTCATATAGGGTCAAGTACCAAAAGTACATAATTTTCATGTGGGCGCAAAAAAACCGCTTGGTGGCGGGCCCTGAGAATTAAGGGCTCTCTGTTACAATCTACCCACTCAAATTTTGGAGCTGGAAATGAAACGGATTATCGCCTTGTCTGTGTTCGCTTTTGCCCTTGGCGGATGCGCCTCTGGGGCTGTATGGAAAGCCACTGGCAGCACTGACGAATTCACAGACAAGACCACCATGATGGTGACAACCGGGGACTTTTCTGCAAGTAGCAGCATCATTACAAGCACGCTGAAATTCTATCCGGTCGTGCGAAAAGAGGGCGGGCAGGTATATGTAGGTGTCATGTCTGGCGGTAGGTTCAAGATCCCGGTAGGCACAGTGCAGCTGCGGATAGATCAAAACGAAGCATGGACTATCACGCCCCAGGAAACGCCAGTTAGCCTAATGCCTGCTGCACCGCAGTACGTTCTTAACCTGCCCCCCGAACAGGCTGCCATCGTCAAAGACGCACAAGAGCAGGCCATGATCAATGCCACACAGATAATGAGCCCATATACCATCGCGGGCGGTGATAAGGCCAAGAAGATTCTCAAGCAGATGCTTGCTGGGAAGGTTCTCAAGTACCGAACTGTAGGAATTAATCAGGCGGCGTCGACAACTGGCGAGGTCGCGCTCGATCCTTCTCTGGCCGAATCGCTAAGGCTGGTAGGGATAGACGCAGCGTCGCTGTAGTTGTGGCAGCAAAGTCCGCTCAGTGGTGAGCCAGGTCAGATCAGGAAGGGGTGTCACGCGGTGCCGGGAGGGTGTTGGGCATAACGCCAGCACTATCCGATATCTCGGCTACACTCGGCCCAACGTAGGCCTCAGGAATTCACCTGGCTTGCAACCAGGATGGACCGAATGAATTCCCAAATGGACCTGAGGCCTTGCATAGAGGCAGCGTTTTTGCCAATGAAGTGCGTGTGCGTGATTGCACCTGACGCGTCAATGACGATCCAGGCGTTCGACACGAGCACCGAGGCGGAAGAGTTCACGGTCACAGGCATCGATACTGCGGCACTGGTGACAATCCGTGACATCGTCGGTCTGGTACTTGAGGTGAAAGGGGGGATGAGGCTGAGTAGGCTTGAGTCTGATCGCCAGCAGAGGGAGTGCAAGGGGTAGAACGAAAAAGCCCGGCGCTGGGCAGTAAGTGCTTGCCACACAGAATGGTCTGATTTGGTTGTTTGGCCTGCAGAATATCGTTCGACCTGCATAATATCGCTCGACCTGCACAATTGTTGACGTCCTGCTCTTTTCTGTATAGCCTGCGTCAAATCAATCCATCAGGCGTAGAACCATGACAACAGGGCTTTCCAGAATAATTGACAATCATGATCGCTCGGTCGAAGAAAGCTATATAGCTACGACTTCTTTTAAGCGCAAATCATATGCTGTTTCCAACCTCAGGGGAGGGATCGGCAAGTCCACACTATCATTCAATCTCGCCTGGATGTTCACTCGCCATCATTCGACCCTCACTGCCGACCTTTGCCCGCAGCGTAATTTTACAGAGTCGTTGATGAGAGGCGCTAAGCCTGAAATTACTGTAGGCGATGCGCTGCGCCCTAAAGTTCTTGGCCCTGCTTTCGGGGACGTGCCTGACGACATATCTTATCGAGTGAGTTCATATAACGATCATTTCAAAGGCGGGAAGTCAGGCTTCTTTGTGCCGGGCGATGGTCAGCTTTTTGCATTTCCGTCAGCACTTTACCAGCAGCTTCAGCAGGCAATGGCCGCGAGCAATAAGAAAGCCGTTCACAATATATTGTTTAGCCTGAAAAATATCCTTGAGGCTGAAGCTAAGGAAAAAAAATGTGAAAAGATTCTTATGGACTGCAGTCCTTTTTATGGAGGCGGCACTCATCTAGCTTGGTGCGCTGCTGATGCACTCATTATTCCGGTTCGTGTTGATGAGCATTCTATTGAATCGCTTGATATCACATTGGATATGTTGGCGAACCCCGACAGCGACTACAACGTTTGGGCCAGTCGCGCAGGAGGGATGAAGCCTCCTCGGGTCGCCGCTGTAGTAATGACAATGGTTGGCGCCCGCAGTCCTAAGAAAGGGGTTAAGGATAGAGCTTCGCAGATGTATGTGGAAAAAGCATATCAAGTCGCCGCCAAGTATCCAGATCTGTTTGATGTAGACGATCCTGCCGATGCATTTGCTATTACGGACGACTTCATGTCAGCTGGGCGCATTAGTGGCGCGGAAGGAATACCTATTCCAAAATTAAAAGTCGGTCAATTCCACACTGTAAATGGAAGTCGATTGCAGGTGAATCAATCGCAAACGAAGTATCGAAAAGAGCTGGAATACCTTCTTAGCATTATTTGAAAACAGGCCCGAAAGGGCCTTTTTCTTTTGCGCGTTTTACGTAATTGCGCCGTCCTGCGCTGTTTTCCTTGTCGTGAAACTTCAGAGATCCCCGCCGCGCGAGATGATCCGGCTACTCAGATCGTTCCCGCACAATCCTTCCCTGCCTAACCTCATCTACATACCCAGCCAGCTTGTCCTCGTCGGCCTGGAACAGAATTATCATCTTCAGGAGGGCCTGGGCATCAGGCTCGTTACCCGCCAGGCTCAATCGCTCGACGATCCGCAGCAACTCCACGGCCGACCACTTCAAGTCAGAAGCGAGGCCCTGTAGGTCGCGTGCCAATTGTTGATTCGGCTTCGTCAATCCCATGACTGGTACTCCTACGAATTCCCGCCGCGCCATATGGCTCGGCTTTCATGCAAATTTCGTCAGCGATCTGACCACCACACCAATGATCCTACAATCGTCCGCGCACTGTACCGTAGGGTAGGCCGAGTTCAGGGGCTTCAGGTATCTGACGCCGCCGTCCTCTACCAGCTTCTTGAACGTAGCCTCGTTGCTGCCGGCCAGCTTAGCGATCACCAGCTTGCCTGGGCGCACGTCTGCGCGGGTGTCCACAAGGATCTGCGAGCCCTCTGGAATAGAAGGGGCAGTAGGAGCCGTCATAGAGTCCCCTTTGACCTCCAGCCAGAAAGCTGGGCCCTTGGCCTGGTAGTCAGACACGTCGTATTCATCAGCAGCACCTGGCGCGTAAGGCTCAACCGCTTCTGACCATCCGCCGGCAGCGACCCAGCTCACTACGGGGTAGCGGTACATCTGCGCAGGCTGATGAATCATGGCGACGTTTGATGGCTCGCTGGCAGCTGCTATGCGATCGACTGAAGCCTCATCAGCACCGTTTTGAAGCCAGCCAAGGGGCGTATTCAACCCTTTAGACAGCGCCCTCATCTTTGCAGGGCCTGGAATTGCCTCTCCGTTCAGCCATTTACTGGCCGCTTTAGGCGTGACCCCTGTCATTTTTGACAGGCGAACACCAGCGCCCCACGTTTCGAAGTGGTTATCTGCCAGCGCTTTCTTTAAGCGAGCCGCAAAAGCAGCTCTTAATTCTTCTATCTGAACCATAGGTTCAGTTTTGCACGAGCTTGCATGTACTTTCAGTTCCGACATAATATGTACTGCAAGTTCATATTTGACCCGGAGGCCACATGAGCCCGCTAAAGAAATCGATTGATGACGCCGGCGGCGTTCCGTTGGTGGCCTTGGCTTGCGGGAAGACCCCGCGTGCCGTTTACAAATGGCTTACCGCCGAATGCCTGCCCCGTACCGAGTACACCGGCGAAACGCGTTACGCCGAGCGAATCTCAGCGCTCGCAGCGGCTAGAGGAAAGCCTTTTGAGGCCGCTTGGCTTCTCGCCGAAGCGCATCCGAACAAGTCAGCGGCGTGACGGCAATTATCCGCGCAGGCGGGAAGGGCAGGTAGTACAGCGGATGGGCTGTTGATTCATCCAGTACCAAATTCAGCAACGTTCATGGCCCAGAGCAGGCCAGGGGAAAGGCTATGAGCAACAAAAAATACCCAGTGGACGGCGGGGCAACCGAGAAGCTCGACTACCTCGCCAGTCTGGTTTCTACCGCAGAACTTTCTCCGTGCCCGCAAGCAGGGACTCGATTGGTGCCTGGTGTATGCGCTTTTCTCCGCCTTGCCATTTTGGATGGTCTGGCATGGCTGACATCACGGCTTGGGCGTCCTTTTTCAACGACTCCAAGTCGAGGTGGGGATTCATCGCAATTGCCTTCCCGATCACAGTCAGCGCGGCAAGCACACCAATCTCGAAAGGCGTAATCACTTTTTCATCATTCATGTCCGGTCTCCGTGACCTTGTTGTGTGGAAGCAGAAAGCTACCACGGATGCACCGGACACCTACAGCGCCTGAATTTCAGGCAAAAAAAAGCCGGTGGCTAGACCGGCTTCTTCACAACTTTGCGAGACAGATTATGCACATCAGACCTGATCAAGGCAACACAGGCAAAATTGGAGTAGGACTGTGAGCGTTCAAGCAATGTCGTGGGCGCTACAGATCCCACGCCTGACCCTATCTGATTCCAGCGCCCGGCATGTGCTGCTGTGCCTGGCCAACTACGCAGGTACAGACGGGCGCGGCGCGTTCCCTTCTGCCACCACGTTGAGCGAAGACACCGGGCTTTCCGAACGAACAGTTCGTTCCAAGCTCGAGCTGCTGCGGGCTTCTGAACTGATCGTTCCAGGCAATCAAGCGTTGGCCGCTGTGTACATTGAGCGTCATGACCGCCGCCCAGTCGTTTATGACTTGCCAATAAAGCGGGGTGCAAATCCTGCACCCCGGACAGAGCGGGGTGCAGATAACGGCACGGGGTGCAAATCACAGCAGAACGGGGTGCAGAATTCGACTGAGCGGGGTGCGAAATCTGCACCCAATACGTCACTTAACCATCATTTAACCGAACAGCAGCAGCCGCGCGAAATTTCGGACTTGATCGATGAACAGGACAAGCAGGCCCTGGAGTCGACTGATGATCGCCAGCGCTTCGCCATGTTCGCCGACTGGACACCGGACAGCCGCTACCTGATCGCCCAGGCTCAGATCGCTGGCGTGAAGCCTACCGATATCTCTGACGCGCTGATCCGAAGCTTCATCGGCTGGTTTGTGGCCAAGCAGAACCCCGTGGACACGTCCGCCGGTTGGTGTAACCGCTTGGTGGGCTGGTACGTGAAAGAACGGGCCAAGGGGAACTTGCCAGAGTCAGAGGACGGTGCCGAGGCAACGGGCAGCTGGGCGTCCAAGGGAGTGATCCTGTGAGCGGTCCTGTTCGAGCTGGTTATCTGGTCCACAACCGGACAACCGATCCAGCCTATCGCCCAGCACCAGCCGTGACCGTCGAAATTGATCCTGCAACCGAGCAGGTGATCGACGAACTATTCCTTCGGCTGCAAGGAGCGTGCGGCGCGTGGCGCCAGTCCTGGCCAAACCAGAAAATCATGGATGCCTCAAAGCTCGAGTGGATTGCCGAGTTCATGCGCTCCGGTATCACTTCGATGGATCAGTTGCGCCACGGTATGCGCATGGTCAGCGCGAGCAAATCGGCATTCGTGCCAGCGCCTGGCGTGTTCGTGAGCTGGTGTTTTGCTCCAGAGGGTCTTGGCCTGCCTAGCGTCGAGGTCGCGTATTCCCAAGCCCTGCGTAACTCACACCCTGGCATGGAAGGGCGCGGTAAGTGGTTTCACCCAGCGATCTATCACGCCACTGCCGCCGCTGGATTTCTGAGCCTGCAAACGCTTCCTCGCGACTTGGGTATGACCCGCTTTGAGCAGAAATACCTCGAGCAGTGCCGCAAGATCTGGCGTGGTGAAGAGTTGCCGCCCGTACCAGTGGCGCAGCTTGCAGCGCCCGGCAAATCAATCACTCCCGAAGTGGGTAACAAGGCGTTGGCCGCGCTCCGTGTCAAGCGCAGCGGAGACGTGCAATGAGCAAACTCACCAACGCGGCGCGTGACCGCGAGTGCCAGATCCGTTACCCAGGATGCTCAAGCGAATCCTCGACCACCGTGCTCGCCCATTACCGACTGGCTGGTACTTGCGGCATGGGCATCAAGCCAAACGACCTTCAGGCCGCTTGGGCTTGCGCATACTGCCACGACATCGCAGATGGCCGCCTGCGCGCGCCGGCGGTGCTGAGCCGTAACGAAGTCCGCCTGTTTCACGCCGAGGGCGTCATGCGTACCCAGGACGTGCTCATTCGTGAAGGGAAGGTGTCACCGTGAAGCCCGCCGAAATGACGTTGTTCAAACCCAAGCGTACCCGCGCCAAGTCCGTCGACCGTGAAGGCCTGGAGCAGGCCGCATTGCTGCGCGAGCTCAAGCTGCGCATGCCGCTGGTGGCGGCGTTGATCTACCACGTTCCCAACGGTGGCCACCGGCTCAAGCAGGTGGCGGTCAAGTTGAAAGAGCAGGGCGTGCGCGCTGGTGTTCCCGATCTGGTGCTGCCGATGGCCCGTGGTGGGTACTTCGGCCTGTACATCGAATTCAAGGCCACGCCGCCGCACGACGCCGCTGTCTCGGGCAGCCAGTACGAGTGGATACGTCAGCTCAACGCGCAAGGTTATCTGGCGATCGCCTGCCGTGGTCACTTCGACGCGATGGAGCAAATCCGCGCATACCTCCGACTTCCTCAGACTGTGGTGGCAGCATGACCCAGACCCTGCTTACTTCGTTCTCAGATGCGGAAATCCGCCGTCAGGCAGCGAATTCAGACGTGCGCGACCTGCGCGACGCTCGTTACCCGGGTGTGTACTTTCGCTTTCATCAGAATCGCGAGCGCGGCACCTGGTACCTGGTGGTGGGAAAGAAGTGGGAAAAGATCGCCGGTTTCCCAGAGCTGCCGGTGAAAGGTCTGATCAACGCTCTGCCGAAGATCCGGGAGCGCCTGGCGACTGACCCGAAGGCCTCTGCGGCTGCCGGCACGCTGCAGACCGTTGGCCAGTTGCTGGAGTGGTTCATGGTTCGTCAGTCCACTGAGCGCAGTCTTTCGGCAAAGCGCCGCGCCACCAACACCTCAATCATCACCTGCCACCTCAAGCCGCGCCTGTCCGAGCTACTCATTGCCGATGTGGACCGGTCCATCTTGGACAAGCTGGTCATGTGGCCCATGCAGGCCGAAATGTCGCTCTCCTACGTCCGGTTGATGTGGGGCGTGCTGGTGGTCGCGTTCCGACAGGCCGAAAAGCTGCGTCTGATCGCCCAGAACCCGGTCGCCGGTTTCAAGTTCACCGACTTCACCAAGGCCCGCATCCTGCCGAAACCATCGCGGCTGCGTGCCGTTCAGCTGGAAGAGGTGCTTGGTGATCTCGCTGCCGGGTTCGACCAGCACCCGCAGGACTGCATGCTCGCTTTGATGATGCTGTGTCACGGCACGCGGGCTGGCGAGACAAGGCAGGCCCGGTGGTCGCACCTCACTCTGGGTGAGCAGGGCGAGTGGTTCATTCCTGCCGAGAGCACGAAGACCCGCTGTGAGCACCGGCTACCGCTGACCCATCAGGCCTGCGCGCTGCTGGAGCGCTATCGGGACTGGCAATCGTCGAAGCGCTACAAGGATGCCTACATGTTCCCGGCCCGCAATCGTGGACCGATCAGCGACAGCCAGGCATGTGCCGTATTCGCTCGCCTGGGCAAGGGTGAGTGGACGAGCCACGATCTGCGCAAAGTGGCCCGGACCGGCTGGACTGATCTGGGTGTCGACTTCCTGATCGGCGAGATGCTGGTGAACCACACGCTGACCCGCAACGTGCAGACCTATATCCACACCTCGGCTGAACTGCTCAAGCGTGACGCGCTGAACAAGTGGCACGAATGGTTAGATGGGAAAGGCTTTCGCCGCATTCACCGCTCGACCCTGACTAGAAACGAAAATTCGCAGAATGCCGTCGAGGCCAATACTGGCGCGGCTTCCAGCGCGATCACGAATCCATAAAAGGCGAGGTTTAAAAATGATGATTTCGCACGACAGCGCCTTGGCTTTTGCCTATGCGCTTCAGAAAACCGATGCAGGAATGCCCTCGCCGTCGGCCTTCCGTCGCGAGTTCGACCGCTCAAAAGTCTTCATGGTGATGAAGCAGAACTTCGACGACTTCACCCGGCTGACTGTCGTAATGGATGGCGGTCACCGTTTCGATATCGACAGCGACAAAGTCACGTTCAATATCGACCTCGCTGCTGACTGGCTGGTTGGTGAAGGATGAAGAAGAGTCACGGCCCTGAGTTCCGAGCCGCTCAACTTGACCTGGCCCAGTGCCCGGCCTGCCGAGGTCGCGCAGTGATCAAGGGTGTTTTCCACGAAATGGCCTGCGTGCAGTGCAACGCCTCGGGCTGGGTCGCCGCCGAGACAGGTGAAGCACTCCCGCTTGAAGTGCTGGTGACTCAGTTGAGTATTCGCCTGCAGGCCGCTAACCGACGTATCGAACAATTGAAGCGCCCGGTGCAGATACCCGCGCTGGCTGCCCACTACGAACAGAACAACCGCCGCGGTGCCGGTGGGTCGAATTACACAGGGGATTGACCATGAAAAAGCGTACATACGTCGACAAGCCATTGGGCGACACCGAATACCTGCTGGAAAACTGGGGTTCCTGGCGGATGTCTGGCATGGGCGTGCCGCGCTATGTCTCCCCGCTGGCAGCCTTGATGAACCAGTGCGCCCCAGATGCGACTGCAATGAGTTATGTCATCACCGACGACACTGCAATGCTTGTTGATGCAGCTATCGCGAGGCTGATCGCGCGTAACCAGCAGATGGGCGACTTCATCTGGTGGTACTTCGGCTCCAAATGGACGATGGTCCGGATCGCTGAGACTCACAAGATGTCGGAGCGGTCAGCCCGCGAAATCATCCGTCAGGGGGTGGCATGGCTTGACGGTGCTTTGGGGAATTTTTGCGAGGCAGCGTAAAAAGTTCTTTCAGGCCTGATAAACACCTGTTTTTATAGCACGGTGTTTAGCTGTTCCAGCGCGGCACCCCTGATGATTAAGCCCAGCCAAGTGCTGGGTTTTTGCTTTATGCAGATGAATGCGTAGGCTGATGCGCGAGGAAGCTATATGGGTTTGCCGGTGAAATTCCGGTGCTCCTGCAGGGTTTTCGACCAGCGTTGCCGGTTCGAGTCCGGACGGAACCCTGTATGCCGAGATCAGCGCCGGCCATCTGCACCCACTTCAAGGCTCGCCATATCGACGGGCCTTTTTCATTTCTGGAGTAATGATGGACCCGACCGACCTCGGCCCAGGCACCGCCACCTGGCTGGGCGGCACGGGCACCATTCTGCTGGGTGGCTTCCTGTGGTTGAGGAAATTCCTCTCCAGGGATGCGGCTGACCGCGCAATGGACAACGCCGATATCGGCACCGTCCGCAGGCTCAACGAGCTGCTCGACTCGGAACGCTTGGCGCGCAAAGAGGCCGAGGCTCGGGCTGACCAATTCGCCAAAGAACGCAATGAGCTGGCTGCCGCTGTCGGCCGGATGGAAGGGAAGATCGAAGCCCTGACCAGCCAGGTGGCCCAGCTTACTGACAAGGTCACTACCCAAAGCGCTGAGATCGCTCGTCTGCGTGCACAGCTCGGAGGTATCAATTGATGGAAAGATGCGTCAGAGATTTCATCGCCCGGCGCTGGTGGCGTCGGGTAGAGGTGTGGGTGATCGCCTCGCTGCTGGTAACCGGCTCGTTCGCGCTGGGCTTCGGTGCGTCGCAATGGTCGCTTGCCAGTTGGTACAGCGCTCAGGTCGCCGAAGTGCGCCGTGGTTATGACGAGGCCACCGTGCAGCGAGACATGCGCTTGAACAAGCTGGCCAAGACCGCGACCGATGCAGCAGGGAAGGTTGAGGACGCAGCCGGCAAGGCCACCAAAGCGGCGGAGACAGCGAGCAAGGCCGCTGACAAGGTCAACGAGGCGGTAGAGCGGCAGACGCCCTAACGTTTTACCAGATGCAAATTAGGCCGATCTCTCTGGATATTTTTGGTGGTAGAGGCAGCGAGCTCATTGAGTGCAGACAATTGCTCGCGGTGTACTGCTAAGGCTGCTGCAAGTATTTCGATCTGCGCCAGGACGTTCGGGTCTTCAATCAGGGGCGTGGCCCCAAGCTTCAAAATCGCCTGGGCCAGCAATTCGTAACTGCTCAACAGTTTTTCTAAATCGTTCATGCAGGGTCCGAGTCAAATGGTGCTTTTGAAGTTCTCTACGTCCATAGATGTCGGCTACTGAAGAGTTTAGTTGAGAAATGATTGATGGAAGGATCTGGTGCTGCTAGATCCTTCCGATTTTTCGAGCTGATTAGACATCGCAGCACGGGGTGGCCATGACCAAGAAGAACTGGATGGTCACCACGCCTGGCCACAAACCTTTCCCAATGATCCTTCTTGAGTGCGCGCTCGATCACGCAGGCGCGCTTGCCTTTGCCCGGTCGATCTGGCCGCGCTGCACAGTGGAGTAATTCATGACCGACACCAAGACACTCCGGGTGGCCACGATCGTTCCAGGTCCCCAAGAGAGCCCGGACGCCCCGCACCTAGCCCAGGGCACCAAGGTGATTCTCTCTGATGGTAGTGAGCTGAGTGGTGTTACCGGCGTCACCCTGCGTGCAGACGTTGGCGGCCTTTGGAAGGCGATCATTGAAGTTTACCCACATGAAGTCCCCACCTTCATGGTCGAGTTCACCGCCCTGGCTGACGAGAAACGCCAGCATGCGCAAGGTGGCTGCCTGGTGACTGAAGGCTATGCCAATGTCCCGTCGGGCGGAACGTCCCTTCTGGAACGCGGCGAACGGGTCATACCTCATGGCGTGTAGTGGCTGCGGAGCCCGGCGCGAGTGGTTTAAGAAGTGGAGCAAGGTGGCATATGAACGAGCACAGCAACTCCTTGCTAAGCCAGATCCTGGCCGAGCAGGTGAAGCAGACCCAGCTGCTAAAGCGCATGGCAGAGCAACAGACGCTGCTGATCGACGCACTGAGTGAAGAAGAACCGGAAGACCCCGATACCCAGCCCCGCACCTACCTGGACGGTACACCATGCCATTGAGGCCGCAGAAGCCATGCAATGCCCAGGGCTGCAACACATTGACCCGCAACCCTCGGTACTGTGACGCCCATAAGGATGTAGGAAAGCAGTTCGAAGTGAAGCAGCGGGAGAAGCAACGCGAGACCAGCAGCCAGCGCGGCTACAGCTACAAGTGGCAACAGGCGCGCAAGGGCTTCTTGGCTAAGCATCCGCTCTGTGTAGAGTGCGAGCGCGTTGGACGTGTCACGGCGTCGACAGACGTTGATCACATCGTTCCTCACAAGGGTGACATGGACCTGTTCTGGGATCGATCCAACTGGCAGGCCATGTGTCATCCATGCCACAGCACGAAGACGGCGGCAGAGGACGGTGGGTGGGGCAACACCCAAGCCGCCCGGCCTCACTGACCGAAACGAGAACGATTCTCGTAATTTTTCACGAAAATGCACCGATATGGTGCGCGCACCAGTCTGGTGCGGTGGGGGAGGGTCAAAAGTGTGGTCCCTTTCGCTTCTAGACCGCGCCCTCAGTCGTTTTTTTACACCCGCGAAATTAAAAATTCTGGAGTTGCGCGATGGGAGGTACCGCCACGGTCGCCGGCCGTGGTCGCAAACCCAAGCCGACCGCCAAGAAAGCGCTAGCCGGAAATCCCGGCAAACGCGCGCTGAATAAGGCCGAGCCCGCTTTTTCGAAGATCACAAATGTTGATCCGCCCGAATGGCTCAGCGACCGCGCTTCGCAGATGTGGAAGATGATTGTTCCCGAGCTTCTGCGTGAAAACGTGGTCGCGATAACTGATTTACACAACGTCGAAGCGTTCTGCGTTGCATACGACAACTGGCGAATGGCGCAGGAGTCAGTCCAGGCCCACGGCATCGTGGTTACTGGCGCCACCGGCGGACCGATGAAAAACCCGGCACTGACCGCGGCGAACGAAACGATGCGGCAAATGGTGACGTTCGGGTCGATGCTCGGCCTTGACCCAGCCAGCCGCACACGTCTGATCGGAGGAAACAAGGAAAAAGAGACCAACGAATTCGCCGAACTATTGAGATCCTGAATGGCCAAGTCCGCCCACCCCAACGTTGATAAAGCGATGGTGTGGGGTAGGTCTCTGCTACGTGGGAAAGTGCCAGCTTGTCGCTACATCCATCAGGCAGTGCAGCGCCATTTTGATGACATGGCAGCCAGCCGCAAGCGCGGGTTCAGATTCAAGTTCGATCCGGCGAAGGCTGAGAAAAAGCTCAAGCTGATGCAGTTGCTGCCACATACCAAGGGCGAGTGGGCTTTCAAGCGTCAACGCATCACGCTTGAGGGGTGGCAGCTGTTTGGGCTAGCCGTAACGTACGGTTGGGTCAAAAAGAAGGGGGGGCACCGCAGGTTCCGTGAAAGCTATTGGGAAGTGCCGCGCAAGAATGGCAAGTCAGTCGTAGCCGGTGGCGTAGGCATCTGCATGTTCGTTGCTGATGATGAGTACGGCGCCGAAGTCTATTCAGGCGCTACGACCGAGAAGCAGGCATGGGAAGTGTTCAGGCCCGCGAAGCTGATGGTGACGAAGTCGCCCAATCTGATTAAGGCGGCGGGTATTGAGGTCAACGCCTCAAACATGAACGTCCCGTCTGACTTCAGCCGGTTTGAGCCACTGATCGGCAACCCGGGTGACGGTGCATCACCCAGCTGCGCCATCATTGATGAATACCACGAACACCCAACCTCGGCCCAATACGACACGATGCTCACGGGCATGGGGGCTCGGCGTCAGCCGCTGATGTTCATTATCACCACGGCCGGCGCTGATATCGAAGGGCCTTGTTACGACAAGCGTCGCCAGGTCATTGAGATGCTGGAGGGCACTGTCCCAGACGATGAGCTGTTCGGCTGGATCTGGACGCTTGATGAGGGTGACGACTGGACCGACCCCAAGATGTTGGCCAAGGCAAACCCTAACCACGGTGTGTCAGTGTTCCAGGAGTATCTGGAAAGCCAGCAGGCGCGGGCGATCCGCTCGGCTCGGTTCACCAACACCTTCAAAACGAAGCACCTCAACCTGTGGGTGAGCGCCAAGTCTGGCTTCTTCAACATGCAGGACTGGAAGGCCTGCGAGGACACCTCCCTTACGCTTGATCAATTCGAGGGGCAAGAGTGGATCGCCGGTTTCGACCTTGCGCGAAAGCTGGACATGAACTCGAGGGCGCGCCTGTTTTGGAGGGTGATCGACGGAAAGACTCACTACTACAGCGTGGCGCCCAAGTTTTGGGTGCCATACGACACCGCTTATGACAGCGACAACAAGCGGATGTCCGAGCGTTTCCAGGCCTGGCTGAACTCGAAACACCTTGAGGTCACGGATGGTGCCGAGATCGATTACCGCGAAATCCTCGAAGACACCAAAGAGGCGAACAAACACGCACCGCTACGCGAGTCGCCGATTGACCCTCACGGTGCTACTGGGTTGAGCCATGACCTAGACGACGAGGGTTTCAATCCGATCACCATCACCCAGAACTACACCAACATGTCTGACGCCATGAAAGAGCTGGAAGCGGCTATCACCGCTGGAAGGTTCCACCATGACGGCAATCCGATCATGACCTGGTGTATCGGCAACGTGATCGGCAAAAACATGCCCGGTAACGACGACGTAGTACGCCCCATCAAACAGGGCGATGACAACAAGATCGATGGCGCAGTTGCACTGATCATGTCGGTCGGGCGGGCGATGATGCAAGTCGTTGCCGGCGATGGCGGCGTGGACCGATTCATGGATTCAATCCGGGACCCAATATTCGAATGAACACAGCATCAATCATTTACCTGCTGACTGCAGTGCTGGGCTTTGCCCTTGCTGTGGCAGGCGTTTACGTACTGCTTGGCCTGGGTTGGGCGCTTCTTGCCGCTGCTTCGTCGTGCTTCGTCGCGGCAGCATTCATTCGAAGGGGACTGACCGGTGGCTAAGTCTTTCAAATCCGTCTTGAGCGGTGCAATCAACGCGCCTCGGTCATCAATAATCGATTGGGTGGGCAGGTCTCTCTCCGGCAGCGCTTCCGGAATTTGGGCGCAAACCGTGGGCAGCACATCCGCCAACGGAAAAACCGTGACGATCAACAAAGCCATGCGCCTGGCCGCTTGCTGGTCTTGCGTTCGCCTCATCTCCGAAACGATCGCAACGCTGCCGCTCGGCCTATACCGGCGCATGCCTGATGGTGGTCGTGAGGTGGCCGGTGACAATGACCTGCATTGGATTCTTAACACCAACCCGAACAGCCGCATGACTGCTGTGCAGTTTTGGGAGGCCGTAGTGGCTTCGATGCTGCTTCGGGGTAACGCTTTTGTCGAGATCATCCGTATAAGCGGCCGGATCGTAGCGCTTGAATTCCTGTTGCCCAACCGCATGGATTTGGATGTCGCGGACAACGGCGAGATTCTGTACCGGTACCGGGAAAAAAACGGGCAGCTCCGCGATATCGCTGGCAGCAACATGATGCATATCCCTGCGTTCTCTCTGGATGGGCAAATCGGGCTCTCACCCATCGCCTACGGCGCCGACGTATTCGGCGCGGCAATGTCGGCAGAGGAGGTTGCGAGCTCCACGTTCAAAAACGGCATGCACCAAACCGTGGCCTTTGAGGTTGATGCAACGCTGAACAAGCAGCAGCGCGACGATTTTCGCGACTATGTCCAACGCATCAGCGGGGCGATGAATGCCGGTAAATCACCGGTGCTGGAAAAGGGTGTTTCCGCCAAGGTGATTGGTATCAATCCAGTGGACGCTCAGCTGCTGGAGTCTCGGGAGTACAGCGCCGAGGAGATCTGCCGCTTTTACATGGTGGACCCGACGCTGGTCGGTTACAGCGATAAGGCGTCGAATTGGGGTACCGGCCTTGAGCAGAAACTACTGCGATTTTTGACCTTCACGCTGCGCAGCTACATGCGCCGCATCGAGGAAGGGATCAGCCGCAGTTTGCTGGCACCTGCGCAGCGCCGTCAGATTTACCCCGAGTTTTCCATCGAAGGCTTGATGCGGGCCGATAGCGCCGCACGAGCAGCGCTGTATTCGGGCATGGTGCAAAACGGCATCTACACGCGCGACGAATGCCGCATGAAAGAGAACCTGCCCAAAATGGGCGGCAATGCCGGTGTACTAACTGTGCAAACCAACCTTTCGCCGATCGACAAACTGGGTCAGGGCGATGACGGGCAAGCCGCAAGGGCAGCTCTACAGAACTGGCTGGATCAGCCGGCAAACTCGAAGGAATAAATCATGCAACCAAAATCCAAGGCTGGCAGTTTTAACTGCGAGCTGAGCCCGCGCGCGCTCGACAGATGGAATCCCGCCATCAAAGCGGCCGTGGAGTCCACCAGCGATACCATCACCATCTACGGCGTTATTGGCCAGGACTGGTACGGGGAAGGCGTTACCGTCTCGCGTATCGACGCGGCCCTTCGCTCAATTGGCGACAAGCCGGCCACCGTGTACATCAATTCGCCAGGTGGCGACATGTTCGAGGGCCTGGCCATCTACAACCGGCTGCGCGAGCACAGCCAGCCGATCACAACCAAGGTCCTGGGCCTGGCCGCATCGGCTGCTTCGGTGATTTACATGGCCGGCGCAAAGCGGGAAGTGGCCAGCAGCGGGTTTCTCATGATCCACAACTGCTGGACGCTTGCAGTCGGTAACCGCCATGACTTGCGCGATGTAGCGAACACGATGGAAGAGTTCGACGCTGCGATGGCCGACCTTTACGCGGAAGGCAGCGGCCAGGCCGTTGCTGACATTGCCGAGATGATGGATGACGAGACGTTCATACGCGGCCGACGAGCAGTTGAGCTCGGCTTTGCAACGGCCGTTCTCTCTTCTGATGAAATCACCGAGCGTGAAGACGAGCAGGCCCAGCAGAGTAACGCGCTGAAAGCCATGGACATTGCTCTGGCAAAGGCCGGAATGGCCCGAAGCGAACGCCGCGAACTCTTCGCCAATTTCAAGTCCAGCACGCCGCGCGCTGCTGGCGGGGGTACGCAATACGCTGCCTCGTCCGATAAGCCACGCGCTGTCGCGCCAGACCTCACCGCCTCCCTGAGCGCGGCATCCGACATCCTCAAATCTTTCCAAGGACCATCGCAATGAGCGACTTCGAAAAGCAATACACCGAGCTGAATGCCAGCCTTAAGACCATTGGCGACCAGATCAAATCCCAGGCGGAGACCAGCAACAAGGAAATCGCCCGTCACGGTGAGATGAACGCCGAGACTCGTGCCAAGGTTGACGAGTTGCTGATGAAACAGGGCGAACTGCAGGCTCGCGTTCTGGAAGCTGAGCAAAAGCTTGTCAATGCCAACCGTGACACTCAGCGCATCGAGAGCCCGAAGTCCGCTGGCGAGTTGATTGTTACCAGCGAGCACATGGAAGGCGTCAATTCGTCTTTCCGTGGCTCCCGTCGCGTTTCCGTACCCCGCGCCGCTATCACCACCACATCCGCCGGTGGCTTGGCGGCCACGGAGCGCCTTGACACTGTCGCGCTGCCGGGCATGCGTCGGGCCACCATTCGCGATCTGATTGCACCCGGCGAGACTGAGGCGGGCTCGCTTGAGTATGTCCGCGAAACAGGCTTTACAAACAATGCCGCGACCGTAGCGGAGGGCTCTGCAAAACCGTATTCCGAAATTGAGACCGCCTTGGTCACGGCTTCGGTTCGTACCATCGCTCATCTGTTCAAAGCCTCGCGTCAGATTTTGGATGACGCAAAGGCTTTGCAGAGCTACATCGACGCGCGCGCTCGTTATGGGTTGCTGCTCGCTGAAGAAGCTCAGTTGCTGTACGGCAGCGGAGCAGGTGCAAATCTGCAAGGGCTCGTTCCGGTTGCAAACCAATACGCGTCTCCAGCTGGCTGGACCGTAACCGGCGAACAGCGCATCGACCGGATTCGTCTGGCCCTTCTTCAATCCGAGCTGGCAGAGTTCCCTTCGGATGGCATCGTGCTCAACCCAACTGACTGGGCGCTGATCGAGTTGATCAAAGACAGCCAGGGCCGCTATCTGATCGGTCAGCCGCAGGAAGGCACTGCGGCTCGTCTGTGGAATCGCCCGGTAGTCGCGACCCAAGCCATGAAGCCAAACGACTTCCTGGTGGGAGCCTTCAAACTTGGTGCGCAGATCTTCGACCGGATGGAAGTTGAAGTTTTGATTTCTACCGAGAACGACAAGGACTTCGAAAACAACATGGTCACGCTTCGCGCCGAAGAGCGTCTGGCGTTTTCCATCTACCGTACCGAAGCCTTCGTCACTGGCAAGCTCACGGCTCCCGCCGCTGCGGCTTAAGCTGCCCAACCCCTAAAGTGGCCGGCACCGCCGGCCCACCGAGGTGAGACATGTCAGATGTATTGATCAAGCCGCTGCGGGCTTACGAGGACCGCGGCATCATCCGTGATACCGACAACGAGCCTTATGCCGCGCCTGTATGGCTGGCCAAGGAACTGGAGCAACTCAAGCTTTGCAATATCGTAGGCGAGGCTGGCGCAGCGCTGACCAGCGATTCCAGTGACCACTCGGCGCTAACGATAGCGAAGAAGGGGCAGCGCTGGATTGTTATCGATGCTGAGGGCGCTCAGGTCGGTGACTTTATCGGCAAGAAAGAAGAGGCCGAAGGCGAATTGGCCAAACTCTCGGCCCCCACCACACCGGATCCCGTCGTCAATCCTGAACCTGATGCTCCTATCGAAGGGCCGCCGGTTCAGGGCGACAATTCGATTCCGGGAACCGAGCAGCACCAACCACCTCAGGAGTGACACATGCCCGTCATCAGCATAGAAACGGCCATGCATCACCTGCATGCAGAATCCGAGGATCAGCCGCTCGTGGAGGAACTTCTGGGCGCGGCTGAGGAAGCTGTTATGCAGTTTTTGCAGCGCCGCTTCTATGCCGATCAGGCTGATGTGGATAGGGCGAAGGCTGACACCATTCAGCGAACTCAAGCCGCGAGAGCTGCATACCGGGCCGCGCTGGAGTTGGCCGACGACCCAGAAAACGCTGACATTCGCTGCCGTCTTCGCGAGCGCGCTCGCCAGTCATTGTCTGAAAGCTTTGAGCAGATAGATATGGACGACTTCGGCATTGTGATCAACAAGGCCATACAGGCAGCATGCCTGCTCAAGTTGGGCAACCTCTTCGCCAACCGCGAGGAAGTGGTAATCGGCACGATTGCCTCGGAGCTGCCACTGGCCTCCAAGTCGCTACTTATGCCATACCGCATCGGGATGGGCGTGTAATGCGCGCCGGTCGGTTGCGACATCGCATATCGTTCCAGGCGATGGTGCGCAAGCAGGACCCCGTGACTGGTGAAGAGCAGGGTGAAAGTTGGCAAACAGTTTGGGACAAGGTCCCCGCAGCGGTCGAGCCGCTGAGCGCCAGGGAGTTTATAGCGGCACAGGCCAGCCAGTCAGAGGCCACCGCGCGGATAGTGATCCGATACCGAGCCGGCGTCCTGCCGACGATGCGGATCCTTTACCGAGGGGATGTCTACGACATCAAAGGCCCGGCGCTGCCCGATCCCGATTCAGGTCTGGACTATCTCACCATCTTGGTGGCCGAGGGGGTCAACGATGGCTGACTCAGTGGATTTCCAGCTGGAGGGAATTGACTCTCTCGTTGGAAAACTCGAATCGATCACTCAGGACATGAAGCGTAAGGGCGGGCGGTCGGCGCTACGTAAGGCTGCCCAGCTGGTGGCCAACAAGATGAAAGAAGGCGCGCAGCGGATAGACGACCCTGAAACAGGCCGATCTATCGCGGACAACGTCGCGCTTCGCTGGAACGGGAAATTGTTCAAGTCGAGCGGGGACCTCGGTTTCCGGGTTGGTGTTCTGCAAGGCGCTGTCCTCAAGAAGGGCGGCGACAAATCTGCGAACGCTGCGACGCCTCATTGGCGCCTCATCGAATTCGGTACTTCCAAAATGCGTGCAGATCCATTCGCGCGAAAAGCCTTGGCCGACAACATAGCCGAGGCAACCAACACATTCATCACTGAATACGAGAAGGCCATTGACCGCGCGATTAAACGAGCGGCCAAGGCTTCAGGGGGAGCGTGATGTCGTATGCACCCATATTCGCCGTATGCGCAGCTGACGAAGGGGTAACGGCACTACTGGGCGTCAGCCCCACCAGGCTCTATCCGTTCGATGATGCGCCCGAAGGCGTGGCGAAGCCGTATGCAGTCTGGCAGGTCATCACAGGCAGCCCGGAAAACTACCTCGCAGGCCGCCCAGATATCGATGGGTTCACGTTGCAGGTTGATGTCTATGCCGCCACAGGCGCGCAGGCAAGGGCAGTGACCGACGCAATCAGTCACGCCATTGAGCTCAAAGCTTATGTGGTGCGCTGGGGCGGCGAGAGCAAAGACACCGAAACAAAGCTGTACCGGTCGAGCTTCGATATCGACTGGCTTGTGCCCAGATAGCCGAAACCCATTCATCCGGCCCGCAATGTGCGGGCTTTTTTATGTCCGACATTTGGAGAAAGCCATGTCGATTCTTACCCAAGGTACTCAGGTTTTCGCACTGGTGCCTTCCGCTACCAATCCGGCGGTTCGCGAGATCCTCGAGATCGAATGCGCCACCGCATTCAGCCCAGGCGGCAACCCGGCAGACCAGATCGAGGTGACGTGCCTGAGTGACAAGGTTCGCCGCTACATGCGCGGTCTTCGCACGCCGGGTCAAGCATCCCTGACGTTGAATGCTGATCCTCGTAACGCTTCGCACGTTCGCCTGCACCAGCTTTCCGAAGACGACACCATTGAAAGTGTTTCTTGGGCTGTTGGTTGGGCTGACGGAACTGCGGCACCTACTTTGAATGCCGACAAGGATGATTTTGAACTGCCGCCCGCGCGCACCTGGTTCATCTTCGATGGCTACGTTTCTGACTTCCCGTTCGACTTCGCAGCCAACACTGTGGTGACTACGGCCGCCACAATCCAGCGTTCGGGCGGCTCTGCCTGGATCCTCAAGACCGCCAGCGCATAAGGAATTTCCATGAAGCTCAGCCTTGAAAGCTTGAGGGGCGTCGGTGCGTTCACCGGTCGCCCGGTCGAGAAAGAAATCAAATGGCAGCAGGGCGAAAAAGAATTCGTCGCCACGGTCTACGTCAGGCCGCTGGGGTTTCAAACGGCGATCAACGATGCACTATCCGCCGCTGGCAAGGTGCAGGTTCACGCGGGCCGAATTGCCGCAAGTATCTGCGACGAAGAGGGAAAGCCCGTCTTCACGGTTGAAGACATCACCGGAGAATCTGATCCAACGCGTGGCTCGCTCGACCCCAGCCTGACTTTCGCGTTGCTGACAGTCATCGCCCAGGTCAACAACTTGGGAAAGACGGCGCCCTCTCCGACGACGAAGAGTTCTGGCACGAGCTCGTCCTCGCCGGCATCGGCGGGCGTACGATCGCGGAAGCCAAGGAAAGCCTCAGCCTGAACGAGTTCAGGTCCTGGCTGAAGTACCGGGCGCTACGTGGCTCTCTGAACATCGGCATGCGGGTGGAACGCGGATCGGCATTGCTCGCAATGATGTACGCCAACGTGAATTACAAGGACGGTCCGTACAAGATTTTCGACTTCATGCAGCATGAGGTCGAGCCGCCCATCAGTCTCGATCAGGCTATGGAAAGCTGGGCATAAAACTTAAAAGGCCCGCACAGCGGGCTTTACCTTTGGAGGCGAGTTGAATGAGCAAGTCACTGGGCACGCTCACGTTGGATTTGGTGGCCAGGATCGGTTCCTTCACTGGCCCTCTTGACAGGGCGAGCCAAGAGGCAAAGAAACGCAACGCGGAAATCGCCAAGTCTTTTGAAAACCTGGCCAAGGGTGTGGGCGTTGCCATCGCAGCTGTCCCTGCCGCTCTGACAGGGCTGGTCGCCTACACGGCCGGCAGCGCTAAGGAAATCTCCAACCTTGCAGCGCTGGCTGGTCTCGGAACAACCGAGTTCCAGAAATACGCGGCAGGCGCGAAAACTGTTGGCGTTGAGCAGGACAAGCTCGCGGACATCTTCAAGGATACCAACGACAAGCTGGGCGACTTCTTCAACACCGGCGGCGGCGAGCTGAAAGACTTCTTCGAGGTCATCGCGCCGAAGGTAGGTGTGACAGCGGAAAGTTTCAAAAAGCTCAACAGCGCCGAAGCTCTTCAGTTGTATGTTTCGACCCTTGAGAAAGCAAATGTCTCCCAGGCTGAAATGACTTTCTATATGGAAGGCATTGCCGACGAGGCCAGTGCGCTCGTTCCCTTATTGCGCAACGGTGGGAAAGAGTTCAAGCAGCTTGGCGATGCTGCGGAGTCCGCCGGCGCTATTCTCAGCGTTCAAACCATAGCCGTCTCGAAACAGTTTTCGAGCGAGCTTATGGGGCTCATGCAGAACTTGCAGGGGACAAAAAACAAGATCGCTGATGATTTCATGCCAGTGGTTCAGCAATTGACAAAAGACCTTAACGACAGCGTCAAAGCGGGTGGCGGTGTAACAAAGGTCGTGGGGGAGATGGGCGACAAGCTCGTTACCGCAACTGCATTTGTCGTTAGTGCTGGCGATGGAGTTACGAGAGTATTCAAGATCGTTTCGGATACCCTTGTAGGTATGTACGCGACGGCAGTTGGCTACACGTCTTCGATGATGGCGGATGTCGCGGCGGGTTTGGCAAAGTTCACCATCGGTGATGTGTCCACACAGTTCATAGCAGACAGTGTGCGCCTGCGCGATGAGGCCAAAGTGAACTTTGGCGCTGCCGCTGAGGCGGCAGCTGGGATCAAGGCAAGTCTCGAAACGCCACTCGCGGGCGATACGATTAAGAAATACATCACGGATGCGCGCGCTGCTGCGGGGGAGTATCAGCGCCTATTTGGTGGTACCGGCTTCAGTGATCAGGGTGGAAAGGGCAGTGGAGTCGACCCGAAAGCTCTGGAAGCGGCCAAGCAGGCTGCAAAAGACGCTGCATCGGCCGCCAAGAAACTGAGCGATACCTTCAAAGGCTCCGAGACTGATCTGCAGCGCCAGATCGCGCTGATCAATACCAGCACGGATGCGCAGAAAAACGCCACGGAAGTGGACAAGATCCGATTCGAAGTTGCATCGGGCAAGCTGGTCGGGATCAACGCTGTTCAGCAGAAGCGCCTCGAGGGTCTGGCATCTGAACTGGATGCTCTCCAAAAACTCAAGGTTGCGAACGAGGAAGAGGCCAAGGCCGTCAGCTTCCTGGCCACCCTCAAAGATGAAAACGCATCCATCGGCGCTGGCTTCGATATGGAGCTTGCTGGTGCAGGGATGGGCGACAAGGCCCGTGACCGCCTGAAGCAGGATATGGCCATTCAGGAGGATTACGCGCGCAAGGCCGCAGACCTCCAGGCGCAACGCAACTCAGGCGATATAAGCGCCGAGCTGTACGCCAAAGAGACCGGCATGCTCTCCGAAGCGCTGGCTGAGCGGATGGTTAAGCAGCAGGACTATTACAATCGTGTCGACAAGGCCCAGTCCGACTGGATGGCGGGCGTAAGTGATGCCTGGAAAAACTATGTAGACGCCGCCGAAAACTACTCGGCGAAGGCCGCAGATTTTGTCTCGGGCTCGCTTGATGACGCCACCACTGGGCTGGGAAATGTTTTCGCTGATGTAGCCACTGATGTGGATAACGCGGGAGAAGCTGTTGCTGACTTCGCGAGCAATATGTCCAAGTCGGTAATAAACGCGTTGAGCGACATGGCAGCGCAGTGGCTGATATATCAGGGCATTCAACTGCTCGTTGGTAAAAGCGGGCAATCGGCGGCGGCCACTGGCTTGATCGCCAACGCGCAGGCAGCGTCTGCGCAGGCAGCGCTGAACGCTTACGCATCGACCGCCGGTATTCCGCTTATCGGTCCAGCTGCTGCGCCGGCCGCCGCACTCGCTGCCGCTGCTGCAACTGCGCCAATGGTCGCCGCCGTATCCGCATCCGCACTCGCCGGTATGGCCCACAACGGCATGGACAACATCCCGAAGGAAGGCACCTGGCTGCTCGATGGCGGTGAGCGCGTGCTTAACCCGAACCAAAACCGCGACCTGACGAAGTACCTGGCTGATAAGGCCGGGAGTGGTACTGGCGGGGCGCCGTCTTTCACCATCAACGCGCCAGTGAATGTCCAGGCCCAGCCCGGTATGACTAACGCGGACGCGGCCAAGCAGGGGGCGGCGATATCGTCGGCACTTGAGGCTCAGCTCGGGCAGTTTCTGGACAGAGAGATGCGCCAAGGCGGTCGTCTTTGGAGGCGCGCGTAATGGCTGAAACATTCGATTTCGATGTGCAGGTCGGCGCGTCTGGTGATGTGTCTCAACGCACCTGGGAGAACGACTTCGGGGATGGTTACTCCCAATCTGGTGGAGTGGGAATAAACAACCGAACTGAGGCTTGGGACGTAACAGTAACTGGAAGGTATGGCCCAGGTCAGAAGCTGCAACAGGTACGTGACTTTCTGGACCGTCATGAAGGGTACAAGTCGTTCATATGGACACCACCTGGTGGGGTTCAGGGCTTTTACAAGGCTAAGGGATACAAGCCAAATACTCTCGGTGGCGGCCTGCACTCTATCTCCGCCAACTTCAAGCAAACCCCCAAACCCTGACCCCGCCAAGTGCGGGGTTTTTCGTAGGTAACCACCATGATTTACAGCGCGGACATCCAGAAGCTGGAGCCCGGCAACCAGATTCGCCTGTACGAACTGGATGCGACGAGGCTGGGAGCCACGCTCTGGCGCTTCCACGGGCATGAGCATGAGGGCGACATCATCTGGCAGGGCCAGCTGTATTCGCCTATCCAGATCGAGGTCACCGGTTTAGATATCCGTGGTGATGGCCGCCCAGCCACACCCAAGCTCAGGCTGGCCAACGAGCTGTCGGGTATTCCGCGAGCAGTGTCAGCGCTTTGCCTTCAGTTCAAAGACCTCGCTGGCGCGGACTTCAAGGTGATCGAAACCTTCAAGCACTTTCTGGATGCCGCGAACTTCGACGGGGGCAACCCAGATGCCGCAGATCAAAGCCGCACCAGCCTTTGGAGGATAGAGCAGAAGACCGAAGAGAACTTTTCGGCGGTCGGCTTCGAGCTTTCCAGCCCCATCGACATGGAAGGCCAGCAGCTGCCGTCCCAGCAGATCACTAAGTTGTGCCGCTGGGCGATGCGCGGCCAGTACCGGCAGGAGGCTTGCGCCTACACAGGCACCGCGTATTTCGACAAGAAGAACGAACCCACCGACAACCCTGCGCTTGACCGCTGCGGGGGCTGGTGGAGCAGCTGCAAGTTGCGCGGCAATACCCGCCGGTTCGGCGGCTCAATGGGCGCAAGCCTGATCGCCAAGGGATAACCATGCGAATCAATCAAAAGCTTCAGGACGCCATGCGGGCGCACGCCGAGCAGTCACACCCGGCCGAGGCCTGCGGGCTGCTGATCAAGACCGAGGCCGGTCGTGAGTACGTACCGTGCGGCAACGTGGCCACCAACCCGCTGCAGCACTTCCTGATCGACAAGCACGACGCGGCGGCGGCAGAAGACAGGGGCGAGGTGCTGGCCATCGTGCACAGCCACCCCGACCGAGCCGCAACGCCGAGCATGACCGATCTGGTCAGCTGTGAGCTGCATGAATTGCCCTGGGCGATTGTGGGCTGGCCTGGCGGTGACATTCAGTGGTTCAAGCCGAGCGGCTTCCAAGCCCCTTTGCTGGGCCGGGACTTCTCGCATGGCCTGCTCGATTGCTGGTCGGCCTGCCGCGACTGGTACGCGCGCGAGGCCTCACTGTCGCTGCCGAACTTCGAACGCAAGGAACTGTGGTGGGAAGATCCGGACAGCCCCAGCCATTACGAAGAGAACTACGAGGCCTGCGGCTTCGTCCGGGTCGAACAGCCCCAGCGCGGCGACCTGCTGGTGTTTCAGATCCCGACCGTGGGCAGGCCTTGTCACTTCCCGAACCACGCCGCGATCTACCTCGGGGCCGATGCCAGCCTGCACAGCGAGGACGCGCCGGCACTGGGCGGGTCTGGTCCGTTCATCTATCACCACATGCCCGGTCGCCTGGCTGCCCGTGAGGTCTACGGCTGGTCGATGGCCAACCGCGTGAAACTGATCCTGCGCCACAAGGAATACACCCCATGACCATGCGCACCATCGTGCTCTACGGCGTTCTGCGCAAGCATTTCGGCCGGGAGTACCGCATCGATGTACACAGCGTGCGCGATGCCGTGAATGCCCTTTGCGCGATGAAGCCTGGCTTCGAGAAGTTTCTGCGGACCGGCGAAGAGCGTGGCTTGGTGTTCAGCGTTTTCTGCGGCAAGCGCAACGCCGGCGAGGCCGAGTTCGATATGCAGGGCAGCGACAACACCGATATCCGCATCGTGCCGCTGATCCAAGGCAGCAAGCAGGCTGGCCTCTTCCAGGTGGTGCTGGGCGTCGCGCTGGTTGTGGGCGGCCTTGTCTCCGGTGGTACGAGTACAGCGCTCGGCCTGGGGCTGCTCGGCGCGGGTGCCGCGACGGGGCTTGGCGGTGTGGTGCAGATGCTTTCTCCAACGACAACTGCCAGCGTCGGCAGCAACAACGACGACGGAAACAACCCCAGCTATGGCTTTGGGGGCGCGGTGACCACTGTTGCCCAGGGCAACCCCTATCCCGTGCTCTACGGCGAACGAGAGATCGGCGGTGCCGTCGAGTCGGGCGGCATTTACACACAAGATCAGATTTGATCATCAGGTAACACCAGACCCGCTTCGGCGGGTTTTCTTTTTTCTGGGGGCGGTATGGGAAGTGCGGTAGCAGCGCGAAGCATTCGCGGGAGCAAGGGCGGCGAGGCCACGCAGAAGCAGCCGACGATTGCGTTAAACAGCACAGCTTCCATCGCCACCGCGCGCATCGTCTACCTGTGGAGCTGGGGGCCGATCGTTGGCCCAGTGGACGGCCTGCGCTCGGTGAAGCTCGACGGGACTCCGTTGGTGGCCGAGGACGGGACGGTCAACTTCCCAGGCGTGAAATGGCAGTTCCGCAATGGCGAGCTTAACCAGCCGCGTCTTGAGGGCATTGCCGAGTCCAGCAACGAAGTCGACGTAAACCAGCAGCTGTTCAGTACCACGCCTTACCTGCGCACCGTGAATAACCCTCTGCTGGATGCGCTTCGCATCCGGCTCAGTTGGCCACAACTCCAGTCGCAGGACCAGAGCGGCAACATCAATGGCGTGCGAATCGATTACGCGATTGACCTGGCCACTGATGGCGGGCCCTTCGTTCAGATCCTGGCGGACTACGTAGACCGCAAGAACGTCACCAAGTACGAACGCAGTCACCGCATCAACCTGCCTGCGGGCAGCCGCTGGACTATGCGCGTGCGCCGGATCACGCCCGAGGCCAACAGCTCGCTGATTCAGGACAGCATGTTTATCGAGGCGGTCGCAGAGGTCGTAGACAGCGATCAGGAGTTTCCGCTCACCGCCGTGGGCTGCGTTGAATATGACGCCCAGCAGTTCGGCGGCGATATCGCCAAGATTGTGGTGCTGATGCGCGGGCGCATCGTGCGCGTGCCGACCAACTACGACCCGGAGACGCGGACCTATGCAGCGTCCGGCGCGGGTACCAGCAACGGGATATGGGATGGTACGTTCAAAGAGGCCTACACGAATAACCCGGCCTGGGTGTGCTACGACATTGCGCTGAACCCGTATTACGGCCTCGGGCACCGGATCGAAGCCACGATGGTGGATCGCTGGAACCTGTACCGCATTGCGCAGTATTGCGACCAGATGGTGCCGAACGGTATGGGCGGCATGCACCCCCGGATGACTTGCAACATTTACCTGCAAAAGCAGGCGGATGCTTACGCGGTGCTGCAGGACCTGTCGGCCATCTTCCACGGCATGAGCACCTGGGATGGCAGTCAGATCACGTTCAACGCCGACATGCCAGGCGACCCGGTCTACACCTACAACCCGTCGCAGATCCTGAACAACGGTGAAATCCAGTATTCGGGCACCCGGGCGCGCGACCGCCACAACCTGGCAATGGTGACCTGGGACAACCCGGACCAGAGTTTTGCGACGGACAAAGAGCCTGTCTTTGATGACGCGGCGATGGCCGAATCTGGATCGGTCAACGAACTCTCGGTAGACGCCTACGGCTGCACTTCCCTCGGGCAGGCGCAGCGCGCTGGCCAGTATGCGCTGATCACCGAACAGACGCAGACAAGGCCCGCGACCTTCCGCGTCGGCCTGGACGGCGGCATTCCGAAGACAGGGCAGATCATTGCCGTGGCTGACCCCATGCTGGCCGGTCGTGCTAACGGCGGTCGGATCAGCGCGGTGGCGGGGCGCGTCATCACCGTTGATCGCGACATCGATCTTTCCACCGGTGCCAAGCTGCGGGTGAACTTGCCGAGCGGGAAGACGGAGGCACGGGTTATCACCTCGCTTACCGGTCGGCGGGTGACTGTTGCAGCCAGGTTCAGCGAAGTGCCAGAAGCCGAATGCGGTTGGATACTCGAGTACGACGACCTGAAAACCATGCAGTTTCTGGTGCGCAACATCACGCGCCCGGAATGGCACCAGTACCAGCTTGAGTGCATCCAGCACGAACCGAGCAAGTTTGACGCTATCGACTTCGGCGCCGTCGTGGACATCCGCCCAATCAGCGGCATTCCAGTGGGCGTGCAGGCTGCGCCGGGCGCAGTGTTCGTGACACAGCACGTTGTGATCGAGCAGGGCATCGCGGTTACCAACATGACCATCAGTTGGGACGCTGCGCCAGGCGCGGTTGCATACGACGTGGAATGGCGCTGGGGCTCGCGCGAGTGGGTCAAGGTGCCGCGCACTGGCGAGCAGTCGGTGGATGTGCCGGGTATCTACTCCGGCCAGTACATGGCCAGGGTGCGCGCTGTCAGCGCCTTGAACGTCTCGTCCTTGCCGGCCACGTCGCTGCTGACGAACTTGCAGGGCAAGACCAGCTTGCCACCTGCCGTTACGTCGCTGACTGCAGCGTCGCTGATATTCGGGATCGCGCTCAAGTGGACTTTCCCACCTGGTGCAGAGGATACGCAGCGCACGGAAATCTGGTACGGGCCGACGACCGACCTGGCCAAGGCCACGAAGCTCAGCGACCTGGCCTACCCGCAGTCTGAACACGTCATGCAGCACTTGAAAGCAGGCGTGACGTTCTTCTTCTGGGCGCGACTAGTGGACCGGACAGGGAATATCGGGCCGTGGTACCCGACCGGCGTTGGCGTGATGGGGCAGACCAGCAGTGACGCAGGACCTGTTCTGGGTCTGCTGGACAAGCAGCTGACCGAAAGCCAGTTCGGTGAACACCTGCTTGGCAGGCTCGACCTCATCGACGGCGACGGCCCTGGCTCGGTGAACGAGCGACTGGAAGAGCTCAAAGCCAATATCGGGGAAATCACCGACGCGCTGGTCTACGTGCCGACCGACCCCTACGTGCGCGACAACACCGTGCGCGTTGGAGACAACCTCTGGACGGCCATTGATCCAGTCCCTGCCAAGGCCGACGGGTCAAACGGCCCGCCAAACCCTCTGTACTGGGTCAATACCGGGCAGTCGATTCGCTCGGCCAATGCCCAAGCGGCGCAGGTCAGCAAGAACACCGCCGATATCTCGACGGTTGACGGCAAGACCACCGCGACAGCTACCCAGCTGCAAGCGGTTCAAGCTCAGTACCGATCAGACAGCGTGGAAGGCGATCTGCTCGAAGCATTGAAAGGGTGGGACAGCACGGCCAGTTACGCGCAGGAAGTAAAGGTCAGGACAGAGCAGGACTTTGCCCAGGCGCAGCGCACTACGTTGCTGGATGCTCGGGTGGGAGGCACCGAGTCGAAAATCAGCATCGTTGAAACTGCTCAAGCTACGGACAGGGAGGCTACCACCCAGCAAATTACGAACCTGACGGCGACGGTTACCACGAACCAAACAACGGTTCAGGCGGCCCTTCAGTCCGAAGCGGTCACGAGGTCTAACGCTGACGGTGCGTTGTCTACCCGGATTGAGACGGCGCAGGCCAAGGCAAACGACGCGACAGTTGCGGTTCAGCAGACAACCAGCGCCTTGGCCACCACCAACAACAAGCTGGCCGGAATCTGGTCGGTGAGAATGGAGCTCACGCAAAACAACATCCCTTACGCGGCCGGGTTCGGTCTTGGAATTGAAAGCGGGGCGGCAGGCACGACCTCGCAGTTCGTAGTGAGGGCCGACACGTTCTTGGTGATGAATACCAGCTCGCAATCGCCGCAGTCGTTTTTCGGCATTACTGGCGGGCAGACATTCATTCAGTCGGCGTTCATTCAAGACGGAACAATCACCAACGCAAAAATCGGTAGTTACATCAGTTCGACCAATTACCTTGCCGGGCAGAGTGGCTGGATTCTCAACAAAAACGGCACGCTCGAAATCAACGGTATGGTCGCAGGGGGCGGAAGATTGGTTATTACAAACCGCTCTGTCCGTGTGTATGACCAGAACGGCGTTAAGAGAGTGCAGCTCGGAGACCTCAGCGAATGAGCAACGGGATGAGGGTATGGGGCGCGGATGCTGCGCTTCAGCTGGACGAGAATTCGTTCACGATCCGGGTTGTGTTGTCGACGCTCGTTACCTTCTCCGGCACCACAAAGATCAGCCAGGACTTTGCTGTGCCGGGTGTCGGGCCGGGTAACGGTGTTGCAATCGTGATACCGGCTGGCGCTTACGACAGCAATCAGAGGCAGCACGAAACGGAACTCGTTGACGGTACCGCCAGGGTTTACAACCACACAAGAACTTACGGCTCAAGCACGGTTTCAACCGGCACCATGCGGCTGCTTGTCATGAGGTTTTCATAATGGCTGAAGCATATGGCCTGGAGTTTTCCAACAACAGCAATGTGGTAGTTCTCGATTCGCAATACGCGCGCCTGATGGTGATTGCTTCAGGTCGCTATCAGCCCACCGAGGAAAGCGGGCTTGGCTCAACCACCTACTTTCCTCGGCCTGTTACTTCACAAGAGCCGCCCCTAGTGTTTGTGCGGCCTGACACCGTTAACGCGGTTGCAGGCCTTTGCATGATGCGCCTTATCGGATCGGCCGGTAACTGGACAGGTTTCTACGTAAGGGCGTATGACGCGAACACCGCTCAACCCAACGGCCGCTATTTCGTCGCTCAATTTGCCGCTCAACCGGTGGCTGATTTTGGGATGCGGCTATGGGATGGCGCAACCAACTTGCTGTTTGATTCTGGTACTTCAAGTGCAAACTTCACTCGCTCGTTCCAATCGTGGACCTATGAGAGGTTTGATTACACCAGCCAGAATCTTGTTAGGTGTTATTACTCAGTACCGTTTAACTTTCCTGAGAACGAATATCTATTGATTAATTCTTTCGGCATGGGACTGAACTCGGGTAGTGCCATATCTCGGGCACTGTATTGCTGGTGGGACTTTCCGAACAGCAAGCTTTACGCGATCACTATTGCGTCCGCCAACCCAACAGCATTCTTCCTCCCAGCAGTCTTCGCAAAGACGAATGTCTGAAATCCATTTAGTGAGTAACAAATATGCCTTGGCTTAGAAACGGTACTGTATCCGTGACAAACGGATCAACAGCTGTAACTGGCGTGAACGTAGCGTTTGACGCTAACTCGCGAGTGGGTGATGCATTCGTAGGTCCGGACGGACTTAATTACGAGATCGCCAACGTGGCCAGCCCCACGGTTATCTCCATTCTGCCACCCTACAAGGGCGCGACAGTCAGCGGAGCCGCATACGCAATCATGCCTGTGCAAGGCTACGATAAAATGCTGCGCGACGCTTTCAACCAACTGCGGGTGCAGTTTGGCGACAAAATGGCCGCACTCGGCACCACCGGCAACTATGAAACGCTTCCGGTGGCCAAGGGCGGCACTGGCGGAGTTAACCAAGCGGAGGCGCGTACTGGGCTAGGCTTGGGCTCGGTGGCCGTAGAGAACACAGTTCCGGTCGCGAAGGGCGGTACGGGCCGAACCGATGGGCGCATTGTCTTTTCGGAGCTTGGGGTTCAGCAGGCGGCAGCGCTCTACAACGTGCAAGGCATGTACATGGGCTGGAACTCTGGCTCACAGGGTGAGGGCCACTTCGTTGTAAATCGTGGCGGCGGCGCTGGCGGTTTCACCTGGCGATCTGTCAACGCCGCCAATAATGCTACCGGCCCTTCGATGACTTACAGCTACGAAGGGTTGCTTACGGTGTCGTCGCTTTCTGTGACTGCTGCCCCGATCGGCATCGCATCAGGCGGCACTGGCGGCAACAGCCAGACTACAGCGCGGAATTCTCTAGGTATCGGCCCTGCCTCTGCTCCCACTTTTGCAGGCTTGGAACTCAGCAACAACGCCCCGTATATCGACTTCCATTACAACAACACCGCAGCGGACTATGACGTCAGGCTTATAAACTCTGCCGGAGGCATATTGACCTTGCAGGGGGCGATGCAGATCACAGGGAGGCTTGAGTCAGCAGGCATCTGGTGCAGGGCAGGCCTGAACGCAGGCCGTGGCGGCACGGTATACAACTACAACTGGACCGGATCGAACGTTGACGTCTGGATCGACAACACCTACGTCGGGACCATGACGCTGTTCGGGTCTGACTACCGGTTCAAGAAGTACATCACCGATGCGAAAGTGCCGTCGTACCGTGATCGCATCAACGCTTACAGAATCGTCACCTACCAGCGCAAGGTGTTCGGCGCGGTGTTTCGTGGCGATGGAACCACCTATCAAGGCCTGATTGCACATGAGGCGCAGGCAGTAAATCCCTTGGCCGTGACCGGCGAAAAGGACGGCGTCGACGAAAGCGGCAACGCGCGCATTCAGCAGTTGGACCCAATGGCCTTGATCACCGATCTGATGGGCGCTGTCAAAGAGTTGCACTCGGAATCGCTAGAGCTGCGTGCCGAACTGGCCGCTCTCAAGGCAGCTGCACAGCCCGTAACTGAACCTGCAGCCGCTTAACACCCGTACAGCAGCACCCGCACCCCGCCATCGAGCGGGTATTTTTTTGCCTGGAGAAATACCAATGTCGATCACCGCGCAGCAACTACTGCAGATACTCCCGAACGCCGGCCAGAAAGCCGGCGTTTTTGCACCCGTCCTCAATACGGCGATGAGCAAGTACCAGATCGTGACGCCGCTGCGCATCGCAGCTTTCATCGCCCAGGTCGGTCATGAGTCCGGTCAGCTGCGTTACGTGCGCGAGCTGGGCGGCAGCGCCTACCTGTCGAAGTACGACACCGGCAAGCTGGCGGAGCGCCTTGGCAACACACCCGAGGCCGACGGCGACGGCCAGTTGTATCGCGGGCGGGGCCTGATCCAAATCACGGGGCGTGCCAACTACGAGGAATGCGGCGAAGCGCTGGGCCTGGATCTGATCAACCATCCGGAATTGCTCGAGCTGGCGCAGCACGCCGCGATGTCGGCGGCGTGGTTCTGGCACCGGGCCGCGCTCAACACGCTGGCCGACAAGGGCGATTTCCTGACTATCACCAAGCGCATCAACGGCGGCACGAACGGCCTGGCTGATCGGCAGGCGCTTTATGCGCGGGCGCTTGAGGTGGTGGCGTGAAGACCCTGCCGTGGAAGGCAGTCGGCCTGCTGCTGATCCCGCTGGCGCTGGCCGGTGCGTTGTACGGAGCATACCGGCACGGCGTTACCGTCACCGATCTGGCCTGGAAGGCGAAGTGGGCCGAGGAAGTCAGCGCCCAATCCGAAGCGGTGGCCACCACGACCACCGAGTACCGAACCGAAGAGCAACGCCGCCAGAAAGCGGCCAACCAGGTGGCAAACGATGCAAGACAAGAACAGACCGCTGCGCTTACTGATGCTGCTGTCGCTGACGCTGCTGGCGACCGGCTGCGCGTCGAAGCCGGAAAGCTGGCAGGCGCCACCAGTTGTGCCCCCGGCAATACCGGCGCTGCCGAACGAGGCAAGGCAGCCACCCGCGCCGCAATGGTGCTCTCCGACCTGCTCGGCCGGGCTGACGCGCGAGCGGGAGAGCTGGCAAAGGCTTATGACCAATCCCGAATAGCCGGGCTGGCGTGTAACCGCTTTGTCGAAGAGCTATCCAACACCACCAATTTAGCCAGGCCGTAGGCCGCCGGGGAAGCACTGTGCAGACAGCAACGAAGCAAGAAACCTACGACCGCACGATGAAAGTGACGTTGGCAGTGAAGGCGAACGGCGGGTCGGTGACGGTCCAGATCCAGGCCGGTGATAACTGGATCACCACCGACACGTTCTGGAAAGACGGTGGCTATCAGCTGAGCATTCCGCCCGCGACGATCCGCTACGTGCCCGCTGCTGGCGCATCATTTGAGGTCTTCGCATGAGCCTTCTGGTCAACCCATTCCCACGTCGCCAACCGGTCCGGCGCGGCCTGGGTCTGCTCGGCGATAGCTTCTCGGGCAACTGCCACACCATCGCGGCGACGGCGTTCGGTACCGAGGCCTATGGCTACGCGGGCTGGATCGCGGCGCGCACCGGCCTGTTCCCGAGCTACGTCGACAACCAGGGCAAGCTCGGGGACCACACCGGGCAGTTTCTGGCCAGGCTTCCGGCCTGCATTGCATCGTCCACTGCCGACCTGTGGCTGCTGCTGTCGCGCACCAATGACAGCACCACGGCAGGTATGAGCCTGGCCGACACTAAAGCCAACGTGATGAAGATCGTCACCGCGTTCCTGAACACGCCCGGCAAGTACCTGATCGTCGGCACTGGTACGCCGCGCTTCGGTAGCAGGGCGCTGACCGGGCAGGCGCTGGCCGATGCGATCGCTTACAAAGACTGGGTGCTGACCTATGTCAGCCAGTTCGTACCGGTCGTGAATATTTGGGACGGCTTCACCGAAGCGATGACCGTCGAGGGCCTGCATCCCAACATCCTAGGTGCCGAGTTCATCAGTTCGCGGGTGGTGCCGATCATCACCGCCAACTTCGAATGTCCCGGCATTCCTCTGCCCACTGACGCTGGCGACGTTTACTCGGCCATTCGGCCATTCGGCTGCCTCAATGCCAACCCGTTGCTGGCGGGCGCTGGCGGCGCGCTACCGGCGGGCGTGAACGCTGTCGCCGGCTCAGTGCTGGCGGACGGCTACAAAGCCGTCGGGTCTGGCCTGACCGGGATCACGACGCGGTGGTACAAGGAACCCGCCGCCTATGGTGAGGCGCAGTGCATCGAGCTGCGTGGCAACATGGCGACGGCGGGCGGCTACATCTATATGCAACCCACGGCCAACGTGGTACAGACCAACCTGGCGGCTGGCGACGTTATCGAAATGGTGTCGGCGGCGGAAATCATGGGGTCGTCGCGCGGCATCCTAGCCTGGGAGGCTGAGTTGACCATCACCAAGACGGTCAACGGCGCGTCGTCCACGTTCTACTATCGGTCAATGGACAAGTACCAAGAGCCTTTCACCATGCCGACCAGCTTTTCCGGGACGTTGGAAACGCAGCGCGGCACGATTGACCTGAATGAAACCGTTATCACCTCGCGCATGGGGCTGTACCTTGCTGCAGGCGTCCTGCAGGACTCGACAGTCAAGGTTGCGCAGTTCGGGATTCGCAAAATGTAGAAGGGTGGTGCGCCTCGTAAACAGCGCTTCAGGCGCACGAAGCTATTTGCATTGAAGCAGGTTCGCCCATTGGCTGACTTAGCACTTCTCCGCAGATTAAAAGCGCTGCACTCAGAAGGTGCAGCAACTCATTTGCCTATTTGCGTGCGTCCTCGTCAGAACCGGCTAACCTCTGATAGGTAGGATTTATCAGGAATGCTCCAGATATAGATGCAAGGTTATTAAAATGATTTCCAACAGCGACTTGAGGCATATCGTAGAGTCTGCGTTTTACCCGATGAAATGTGTTTGCACGATTTCTCCAGGCGACACCATGACGGTACAGATAATCGACGAGCAACTGGGGGATGAGGAGTTTACCGTCACCGGTATTGATACAGGGCCAATGACTTCAATGCGGCCTATCGTCGAATTTATACATGAGCTAAAGGAAGAGATGAAGCTCCGGCAGGCTGCTGCCCCTAAGCTGAAGGACGGGAGGCGGAAGCGTTGCTGGTAAACGGAAAGTCATCGGCCAGGGTAGGATTTCCAGCCACCTTGCCGATGCGGACTTTATCATTCCTATAAATCCCCGCCGTGCCAAATACCCCACACTTCATGCACATTTCGTTACCTAACTGACCACCCCCTATTTATTTCGAAGCAATTCAAGCATTTGTTCTCCGCGCGCATGGACCGGTGCTTGGCAGCAGGCGTGCCGCAAGGCTCGATGGTCAAGGCCGTGCAGTTTGGGATACGCAAGGTTTGAATGCCCGGGTTGCCCTGGGCGTATGAATTTATTCGACTTCCTCTATCAGTTCCGCCCCTTGGTTCCGGACGTTACCCACGGCCTTGCCAACCGTATACCACTCAAATTCATCGACTGGAGTACAGCATTCCCGAGCTATCTCGGCGGCGCGCGATGGGGCCGTGGACGGGTCTGTCCACTCGCGCGCCAGTTCTGGGCTGAGGACCAATGGGCGCCGGTCGTGTATGTCGACCATTCCCTGATCGCTGGCCGCAGTAATAATCACGAACCCGTCGTCTTCGTGGGGCTCCAGCCCAGCATGAACTTGCGCAAGCGCTGCGAAAAACATCGGCCTGTGGCTTTTGAGCCGGATGAAGTAGGGCTGCTTTTTCTTGAGGTCATCAGGATCCTTCACCCATTCAAACCAGCCATTTGCAGGCGCAAGTGCACGGCCGTGCGGCCACAACTCTTTGAAGAACTTTCCCGTCATCACCGTTTCAACGCGTGCATTGATGGGGGCTGGACGTTTCCCCTGAGCCCAGAACGGAGCCCATCCCCAGCGAACCTTGTCGACACTTAGGCCGGTCTCCGTCGGTCGGATGATCTCAACGCGAGTCGTCGGAGCAACGTTGTAACGCTCAATAGGCCACAGGTCATAGCCATTGATAACGAGCTGCTCTGGCGCAAGCTCTTTTAGGTAATGGTCCATGGATTCATAGATCGAGTAGCGTCCGCACATGATGTCACCCGTAATGTCACTCGTCGAAAATGCCCGTCTCTACGATTGACCACGGTAAGGGCAAAGAGTTAACTGTATATGCATACAGTTATCCACTCACCCACGAAAAACGGCGAACATCATGAATGTCACTTACCTTGGCACCTTGGCAGAAGAGGGGGCGAAGCTCCCATGGTTCTCATCGCTGGTATCAGCAGGTTTCCCCTCGCCAGCAGCGGATCACATCGAGAAGCACATTTCCCTCGATGAGCTTTTCAGCATCCGGGCGCCGCATGTTTATCTGGTTACTGTCCTGGGTGAAAGCATGCAGGGGGCTGGCATTCATAGTGGTGATCTTGCAATCGTAGATCGAAGCCTTGAGGCCGAGCATGGTGATATCGTCGTTGCTGCGCTGAACGCCGAGGCCGTTTGCAAGCGGCTGCACATGCGCAATAAGGTCGTTATCCTTCAGTCAGAAAATCCGCATTTCGCACCTCGACACATCATGGAAGGCGATGAGCTGTCCATACTGGGAGTCGTTCGGTACAGCGTGCGCGATCATGGCCGGTCATGAGAATGTCTTCGCACTGATCGACTGCAACTGTTTTTATGCGAGCTGTGAGCGAGCCTTCCGTCCCGACCTGGCAAAGACTCCCATCGTGGTGCTCAGTAACAACGACGGATGTGTTATCGCCCGGAGCTATGACGCTAAACCATTTGTGAAGATGGGCGCGCCGTACTTTCAGATCAAGGACGTTTTGCGTCAGAACGGCGTGATTGCCTTCAGCAGCAATTACGCCCTGTATGGCGATATGAGTGAGCGGGTCATGACGATCATCGAGTCGATGGTGCCTGCCTCGGAGGTTTATAGCATCGATGAAGCGTTTGCCGATCTGACGGGCATACCGGGCGACATGACCGAATTCGGCCGGCGCATCCGGTCGAAAATCCTCAAATGCACCGGTATACCCGTTGGCGTTGGCATTGGGCCTACCAAGACGCTTGCCAAGCTGGCGAACCACACCGCGAAGAGACTGCTGGCCCAAACAGGTGGAGTCGTTGACATCTGCGACCTGCACAAGCGCAACTGGGTGCTGCGCAATACGTGTGTGTCAGAGGTGTGGGGAGTGGGAAAGAAGATGAAAGCGCATCTGGAGGCCATGAACATCCGAAGCGCAATGGATTTGGCCAATGCTGACGCGCGCACCCTACGCACCAAGTTCAGTGTCGTCATTGAAAAGACTGCGCGAGAGCTGGCCGGCACGTCGTGTTTGGAAATGAGCGAAGCTGATCCGCCCAAACAGGAAATCTGCAGCAGTCGAATGTTTGGGCTGCGTCTGACCACTATCGAGCCGATCAAGGAAGCGGTGGCGACCTACACGCAGCGCGCCGCTGAAAAACTGCGTGCCCAGAATTCACTGTGCAAGAAGATGCGCGTCAGTATCCGCACGGGTATGTTCAACCCGGATGAACCTAAATATGCGAATGGTGCGCTGGTCGAGCTGCCGTATCCCACCAATGACGTGCGCTTGCTGACGAAGGGTGCAACTGAGGCGGTCAACCGACTTTTCCGCCCAGGGTACAAGTACAGCAAGGCCGAAGTGCTGCTGCTGGATCTTCGCCAACCTGGCGAGTTTACGGATGACCTGTTTGCGGAGTCGCAGCCAGCGGCGGCAGAAAAGGTGATGGGCGTGCTCGACGAAATCAATGCTCGCTGGGGGAGGGGGACATTGAGGGCCGGGAGCGTACCGTCCGATCCAGACTGGGCAATGCGCAGGGACATGATGAGCCAGAGCTACACGACTCGATTGGATCAACTGTGGGTAGTCAGGGCGGACTGACCGTGCGCCCCTTGCGGTGAAGGATGCAGCGCTTGCTCAAGTGCCGCTACCCTTGGGAACCTGAATCCGACCGTCCCCCCCACATTACCGGATCAACATTGGCGTTCCTGAGCAAAAGGCGGTGTTGCTCTATGACCTGCTCTAAAGAGTTGCTCTGTTTCCAAGATTCGCAAGCCTCGCGCAGCAGATCAGATATCCGGTTGTCCGCGTCTCTCAGCTTTATCCTGAGCTTGTCACGCTCAAGCGCCGCATCGTTGTGCATGTCGATGAGTTTCGTGACGTGCTTGCGATATCGGTCGACCTCGTCGCGCAGCAGTCTGTTTTCTTCCACCACCAGATGCGCGTGCTGTTTAAGCATCTGTTCCTCGGTGGGGCAAAACGGCCAGTCTTCGGCGTAGTCGATGTTCATGATGGATGATTCTCAAAATGCTGTATGTGCATACAGTAGTTGAGTGGTTCGGATTTGGGGAGTGGTGTTCGTCGGCAGGACGCCGGGAAGGGGGAAAATCAGTTCCGAAATAAAAAGTAGAGTCCGCATTCCCCGGGGCCTCCAGAGGAATTTTTTTGCTTCTATTTCGGAACCAAATATCGCTACAGGCCGCAGCCTGATTGTGTTTCATGGCCGGATTGCAAATCCGCCTACGCCGGTTCGATTCCGACCTCGGCCTCCACTATTCAAAGCCCCGCAGATTAACGTCTGCGGGGTTTTTTATTGGGCGCAGATTTGTATTTTTCCATCTGATCAGGACAACTCCGGGACACTGAAATCATTCATAGGCACCGCGCTCAGCCAGCAAACAAAAGGGCTGGCTCATACACGATTGGAAAGTGGCGTGAGTTGCTTGAGTGGTCTATTAATTTCATGTGTGTCTTAACGAGGGCTCAGCCTTGGTCGGTAGAATTTCTGATTCCGAACTTCATGAAATGCGGATTCGCAAGTTGCAGAACGACATCGCCGACTCAGAGCGCCTCGGGATGCCGGTGAAATTCATGCACCTGTCCGCGTTGACATCCACCAGTCGGGAGCATCATATCGAACGACATGGCGCGTTGTTCACGGGGCAGCAGATGCTCGATTGGTGGGCAGAAGGGGATAATCGGGTGCGCTGCCGATGCGCATGCACCCCGATACTTCTGGACAGGCAGGGAAGGCCAATGACGCCTGACCTGATAGCCAATGCCAAAATGGAGTTGAAGAACTTCAAGGATTCCTGA